GTGACTGATACCTGGCAGACGATTGCCCGCCTTGCCGGCCGCCTGGAGGACCACTCCACGCTTCCTCGCGAGCAGCGCATCCTCCTGCAGCTACTCAAGATCCAGGAAGAGGCTGGGGAGGTCGCCGAGGCGGTGATCGGGGCCATGGGGCAGAACCCTCGCAAGGGTCTCTCGCACACCTGGGAGGACGTCGAGGCCGAGGTCTGCGATGTCATCGTCACCGGCATGGTCGCGTTGACCCGCATGAACCCCGAGGCCGCGACCGTCTTCGCGCGTCATATGGAGGGCATCGTCGCGCGGGACCTGAGCAAGGCCGAGGACGCCGCAGCAGGCAGTGCCGTAGGTGTAACAGAACACGGCCGTTGACGTTCGGGGTGTGAAGCGGGTTGCGCTTTACGTCAACCCCGCAGTGATCCGGAGGAACGTTGACGACCGCGACAGCCCCCCTTTCGTTGGAGACCAGCCGCTCACACCTGCAGGAGTCGCTGTTCTCCTGGCTCCAACCCGAGACGGCGCCCCCGGCCGTGCCCGAGACACCCGAATACGAGCAGAAGACTGCTCCCCTTCCGGAACCGCCCGCGGCCGAGGACCAGCCCGAGGCGCCGGACCTCTCGCACGTCTGGGTGGTGGCTGCGGAAGTTCAAGTCACCCCCAAGATCGCGAAGATCGCCGACCATCGCGGCAGCTTCAAGGCAATCGAGGGGCAGCGCGTTGACGCCCTGGAGGTGTACTGCAAGGGGTGCCGCCGCCCGTTCGATGAGGTGAAGGGCGACGACTGCGTCGCGAAGATCGACAACCGACACTTGATCGGCGGCGACCAGACCACCCGCGCCAAGCGGAAGATCCCCACCTCTCCGAAGAACGCCCGCGTCGTCCCGGGCGGCCGCATCCAGCGCCGTGGCATCGAGGCCTACGTGGGAGGCGTGTCCCGCCCCCCACGCTGACCACGCGACACTAACGCCGCCCGCTCTCCACTGTGCGCGGCGTGACTACTCAGCGAACCTCCTGGGCGCTTGCGCGCGAAGCCGCCGGCCTGTGCCTCACCGCCGTAGGCGCGCTCGGCGTCCTCGTGGCGTTGGGCGCACTCCACTGGGCGGCCGGGCTCTCCGCCGCGATGGCCGGCCTCCTCACCGTGGGCATCCTCACCCACCCAAAGCCCGACGCACCGCGCTGGGCCCACGTCGTCCGCGGCGCCACCTGCATCACCGGATACGGCGGCCTCACCGGCTGCGCGTTCGCGCTGATCACCCCCCTGGGCTGGATCGGCGTATCCCTCGGCGTCCTGCTCACGGGCCTGTGGCTGGCCACCCGTGACGACGAGCACGAGGGGACTGCCTGATGCCCCGACAGTTCCTCCCAGCTCTCCGCGGCCTGCTCGTGCCGCGCACAGCCGTAACCCCACCAGCCGCCGAGACGAAAGACCTCCTCGCAGGCAACTCATACGTCTCGATGACGTACGCCGGCGTTACCAACGTATGGGGAACCCCCGGCCGCGCCGACGGCTGGGACATGGAGCGCGTCGTCGTCGAGGGCTACGAACGCTCCATCTGGACCTTCAAGAGCGTCGAGGCCATCAGCAAGCACGCCAGCACCCTCCCCATCCAGATCGGCCGCGGAGGTGACGAACGCCGCTTCGCCGAGACCCTTGACGAACACCCGCTGTTGAAGCTGCTCAACCACAAGGCGAACCCGCTGGAGACCGGCGACGTCTTCAAAAAGCGGCTGAGCGCGCAGCTCCTTCTGTCGAAGAAGGGGGTGTTCATCGAAAAGACCAAGAGCCGGGGCGGCATCCTCGTCCGGCTTGATCTCCTGCCTCCGGACCGCGTCCAGATCATCCCGGACGACCGAAACGCCGAGTACGTCAAGCACTTCGAGTTCACCACCTACGGCGGACAAGTCCGGGAACTGGACCCGGAACGCGTCATCTGGCTCCGCGACCCGCACCCCACCGACCCCTTCTGCGGCGTCACCCCGCTCGAGGCCGCGGGCCTGTCCGTCGACCTGGACGTCAAGGCCCGTACCTACAACATCAGCTTCATCGACCGGGACGCCCGGCCGGGCGGCATCATCGGCATCGACCTCGAAGGCGTCGACGCGCGAGAGGTCGAGCGCATCCAGAAGCGCCTGGCCCCGGGAGCCCACAACGCCGGCGAACTCGCGCTCGTGGGCACCGGCCCCGGCGGCATGACCTACGTCGACACGTCCGCCCGGCCGCGGGAGATGGCGTACGAGACGCTGTCGAGCACGTCCAAGGGCGAGATTCTGGCCGCGTTCGGTGTCCCCGAGAGCATCGTCGGCAACGCTTCTGAGCGGACGTACGCCAACGCGGACCGCGAAGAGTGGACGTTCTGGGACCACACTGAACTGCCCCACCTGAACCTGATCGCCTCCGGGTTCGACTCGGACCTGTCCGACGAGTGGAAGGTCCGGTACGACACCTCCCGCGTTCAGGCGCTCGAGTTCCCCCGCCGCCAGGCCCGCGAGGAGGCCCGCAAGGAGTTCGAGGCCGGTCTCATCACCATCGACGAGTACCGGGAGATCGCGGGCCGGGCGGCTTTCGGCGTCCCGCAGTCCCGGGCCCTGTGGATCAGTCCGCAGAAGGCACCCGTGCCGGCCAACCCGCAGGACGCCGCAGCGCTCGGCCTCGGCCCGGACCCCGCCGCCGGAGGAACGCCCGGCGGCGCACCCACCGGCGCCCCACTCCCTCCAGGCACCGCACCGGACACGGCGGCCGCGGACGTGGCTGCAGCGCGGGCCCTCGGCTCTGGCCAGACCGCCGTGGTCGACGTCGCCGCCGCACGAGGGCAGGCACCGCTCGCACTGCCCGCAGGCCCGACGGGGACAGCCGTCGACGCCGTCGCAGGAGCACGCGTCTCCAACACCATCACCGGCCCCGGCGATGCGGCCGCTGACGTCGCCAGCGCCCGAGAAGTCCAGGACACGGCGCTGCCCGGCGAGGCCGCCGACGACGTCGCTGCCGCTCGCCGCGAGGTCGAGGTCAAGGCCCTGCCCCAAGACGACGGATTCGAAGTCACAGGCGACGACTTCGACGCCCTTTCCATGGCCGTGGCCGCGGCCGTCACCGCCCTTCTGGCGAGGCAGGAAGGCGTCATACTCGCCCGGCTCCGCGCACCGAAGATCCGCAAGTACACGCGGTACTGGGAGCCCGAGAACGACAGCGATGTCCGACACGTCGACGCTGACCTCGACCAAGACCGCGTCGTCAGCGCTGCCCGCTGGGCCGACGAGACGAGCCGGACCCTCACACCGATCCTGCAGCAGGCCGCCGTCGCCACCGCCCGCAAGGTGGGGCAGGCCCTCACCGGCACGGACACGGTTCCCCCGTCCGCGGCCGCGGCCGCCATCGTCACCGCGGCGTACGCAGGCGAGGCCATCACCGGATTCCTCGCCGAACTCGCTGACGTCCTCCGCGATGCCCAGCACGACGCCGAGCACGTCGCGGACCTCGAGGGAGCCGTCACCAGGTTCTACATGTCCGCGGAGCCAGCCTTGATCGCCCGCGTCGCCGAGACGTGCGCCGTCGCGACCATCAACGGCGCCGCAGACGCCGCGGCAGAGCACGCCGGCCCCAGCGTCGTCCGAACCTGGGTCACCCGCCAAGACACCCGCGTACGGCCCGCCCACAAGGCCCTGCAGGGCAAGAGGCTGCCCGTCGGCACCCCGTACACCGTCGACGGCGCCAACCTCCGGTATCCCGGCGATCCCTTCGCCCCGATCGCCCTCACGGTCAACTGCCGATGCCGCCTCCACTACGCGACCGACGAGGAGGTGAGCTGACGTGAACACCTACCCGGCCGTGCTCGAGCACCTGGTCGACGCCGACACCCTCGACCTCGACATAGATCTCGGCTTCGGCATCCACGTCCGTCAGCGCGTCCGACTCCAGGGCCTGAACACCCCGGAGAAGAACACCCCCGAGGGCAAGGCCGCCAACACGTGGGTCACCGACTGGATCGCCCAACACGCCCCCGCCGGGCTGGTGGTCGAGACCCACCGCAAGGAGAAGTACGGCCGTTGGCTCGCCACCGTCACGGCCGCCGATGGCGCCTGCCTGAACACCGACCTGCTCGACGCCGGTCAAGCCGCCCCGTACGACGGCACTGGCCCCCGCCCCCTCCCCCAACCGAAGGAGTAACGCCATGTGGGTCATCGTCTGGGCCGCTTGGAGCCTGACGTTCGCCGTCGCTGAGGGCATCGCCCTGGCCAACAAGCGGGAGGGCGACACCCTCTCCGAGAACTTCCGTCGCCTGTTCCGCACCCGTACCAGCAAGGTCGGCAGAGCCGTTTTCGCCGTCGGCTGGTTCGGCTTCAGCGGATGGTTCGCCGTCCACATCCTGACCGAGACGATGTAGCCCGACGGGCCCCGGCCGCGAGGCCGCGACGCTAACCGGCTGCACTGTGCATGGTCCGCGCCATGCTGAATCGCCCCACTGCACAGGCTGAGTCGCAGGACCTGAGTCGTGACCTCGAGGTCAAGGTCACGCGTCGCGCATGGAACCCCGCCCTCCACCCGCGCGACAGCAAGGGCCGCTTCATTGAGACCGGTGGAACGGTCAGGTTGTGGGGCGGCAAGCTCGCGCGCGTCGTCCGTGCGCTCCCCCGTGACCGCATCCTGGTCCAGGACCAGAGTGGCCCGGACGAATTCAAGGGGCGCAGGCACACCACCAGCGCCAAGTGGGTCAGCATGGTCGCGCGCCCCGACGGCAGCGCGCCCACCGACAACGAAGACAAGGTCGCCGAAGAGGACGAGAAGCGCCTCAAGGACTCGCGCCGCGGCAACGGCGTGGCCCGGGACGACGATGGGGACCCGGACACCCCGAACGACCCGCACGACCAGGACGACCAGGGCCGCCCCATCGACGGCGATGACGGCGACGGCCCGGACGACGATGACGACCAGGACGAGCCCGAAGACGGCGCCCACCCGGTCAACGTCGATGCCCTGCCCAACCAGAGGCACGCCGACGGCGCCCGCTACGCCGACACCGCGGCCGTTCGCCGCCACTTCACGCAGGTCGCCGAGCAGCCCGGCACGAGCCCGGACATGGCCACTTTCCTGCGCTCGGTGGCCCTCGACGATGACCTGCAGGTGACGCCGTCCGGCCGGCTCGCGATCCTCCGCGACGATCGGCCAGGACACGCTGGCCGCTGGTACCTCACGGCCACTGGCAGCGGGCAGCGCGTGGACGCCGCCGGGGACTTCGACACCGCCGAGGACGCCGCCCGGTTTGCCGCGCACCTCGACAAGACCGCCGTCAACGGCCAGCTCACCAAGTTCCAGCAGCCGTTCGACTTCTCCGACCCGCAGCTCGACCGCGCCGCCCGCGACTGGCGCTCCACCAAGGGCGAGAACATCCAGGACGCCATCCTCCGCGCCCGCAAGGAGTTCGACGCCACCGCCGCGCCGGCGGCCGCGCCGAGGAACACCGCGGACGCCCCGGCCAATGGAGGCACCCCCGCAGCGAGTCAGCAGCGATTCAGCACGCTGCAGGCCGTTCGCGCCCACTGGCGAGACGGCCGCGACTACGCGCTACGGGCCCCGGGCGACGCGCGCTTGCAGCGGGCCGCGCAATCTCTCGATGAACTGATCAAGAACGACCGGCTCAAGCTCGTCGGCCGCGGCCAGTTCGTCGTCGACCAGGACCACAACGGGGAGTGGTACCTCGTCACCACCGGCACCGGTTCCAAGGTCCGGCGCCGGTGGAGCTCGCAGCGCGACGCGCAGTCGTTCGCCCGGTCCTTCGTCGAAAACCCGCCCGTCGGCGACGACGGCAAGCCGCTGGACCTGTCGGACCCCGACACGCGCCTGGCAACGTGGCGTTCCGACGACAACCGATCCATCGCCGAAGTCATCGACGCGGCCGCCGAGAAGTGGCAGCGAGAGAGCACCACGGCGGGCAACGCGGAGGGCGCCCCGGAGACCGCCCCGACGCCGGCCGCGGAGCCGGAGACGCCCGACGCAGCCGCACCGGCCCCCGGAGAGGCCCCGGAGGAGCCGCAGGCCGCCGCTCTGCCCGACAACGCCGAGGCCGTCGAGGGCGTCGACGGCTACCACTTCGTCAACGACGGCGGATCGGTCACCCTGTACGGCCCGGACGGGCAGGTCGCCGCCACCAGCGAGCGAGGCTACCCGCCGAAGGCGAAGATCAACGGCGTCGTCATCCCCGTTCCGCAGTACCCGAAGCAGGGTGCCGCGGTCATGGCCCGCGTGCACCGCGCCACCCAGAACCCGGACCAGCGCGACCGCGTCACTGCGGCGTGGGTGATGAAGCCGGGTAAGCAGGGCAAGCCCGCGAAGAGGGTCATGGTGTTCCGCGGCACCGTGAAGGGTGACGAGCGGGACTACTCCGCGATCGGCTCCACCCGCGCCATCAAGTGGGCCCCGTCGATGGGCCCCATGGGCGCCTGGTCGACCCAGTCGAACATGAACGACGCGACTCGGGACGAGCGGATCTCGGAGGTACTGAGCAAGCTCGCCCGCCAGGGCCGCAACATCTACATCACCGACGAGACCGGCGCGGGAACCCCGGACGCTCCCGACAACGCCGTCGACGAGACCGAGGCCCTGCGCAAGGCCATCGCCGAGGCGAACGACACTCGCCTGGCGCAGATGAAGCACGAGCGGTGGGGGACGCTCAACCGCACCCGTTCCGACGCCACCCGCAGGCGCCTGAACTCCGAGATCGAGCTGATCAACGAGGAGCTGAAGCGCCGCCGGCAGGAGAGGGACGAAGCCGCTGCGCGCGACGCCTCGTCACTCAGCGACGACGACATTGCCGCCCGCATCCGGGAGTCGCAGGAGGAACGCGGCACCTACGGGTCCCGGAGAGGTCAGGAACCAAACGACGTCGAGCGGGCCATCTACGGCGAGCGCCGCCGCCGCTCGCAGGACCTCGCCGACGACGACACCGACCTGACGACGGCGGCCGAGGACGACCTGGCGCAGGCCCGCGAGACCGTCGCCGACCGCGTCCGCATGCACCAGGCCGCCGGCGACGACCCGGAGGCCGAACGGACCATCCGCCAGGCCCTGCAGACGCGCCACGACGCCATCGTGGGCGAGCAGCAGCGCCGCCGAGCCCAGCAGATCGCCGACCGGCCGCCGGTCGCCGACCTCGATGACGACGCACTGTCCGAGGAGTACAACGACCTGCTCAAGCGCGACTTCCGGAAGGCGCCGCCGGAGGCTCAGCGGGTCCTTGAGGGCCGCTTGGAGGACGTCAAGCGGGAGCGGCGCGACCGGAAGAAGCGGGCCATCACCGACCGGGACGCCCCCGAGAACATGGACGCAGGGGCGCTGGCCGAGGAGTACACCGAACTTCGCCGCGCCCGCTCGTCGTACGACGAGACGGACGACGTCAAGGCAGCCCGCAAGGAGCGCATGGCCGCGCTCGAGGCAGAGCAGAACCGCCGCGACACCACGCCGGAGGTCGAGCAGCTCCTCGCGCGCATCGACAACCCCGACGACAACGGCGCCATCAGCATCGACGGCGGTAGCGGGTACGGCTACATCGACTACAACGTCAATCCCGGCTGGGGCAGCGACCGGCGCGAAGTCGGCTGGACCTGGGGCAAGAACTCCTACGCCCACGGCAACACGGCTTACCCCTCGCGTGCCGCCGCCCTGGCAGCGATGGTCCGGGCGTACGCCAACGACCCCGAGACCCGCGGTGAGCGCACCTGGGGCCATAAGCGCCGTGTCTTCGTGCCGAAGATGTTCGTGGAGCTGTACCAGAGCAGGCGCCTGGGTGACCGGCTTGCCAGCGCCTCGCAGGAACGGCAGTACCTCTACGACCTGTTCAAGGACCGGTACGGCTGGGACGACGGTGTGAACCCCCTGGTGCCCAGCAACAAGAAGGGCCACCACATCAAGGGCCGGAACCTGGTCGTTCCCGAGGGCCTCCTCGCGGAGTTGAACCGGGTGACGGAGGAACTGGCACGGGAGATGTCCGTGCAGGCCACGGACCGGGACTCGGACAGCTCGGACCGGGCGAAGGCCAAGACGCGACTCGCGTCCATCAACGTGGCTCTGCACGCGATCGAGGCAAGGCGCGAGCAGGTCCGCAACAATGGCGGGAACGACGACCAAAAGGTCATCTCCCGCGAGGAGATCGAGGCACAGCAGGCCGCGCTCCGTGCAGCGCTGGGAGGCGACGACGATGAACATGTTCAGTCCGATAGTCCGGGAGCACTGGCAGACGTACCGACCGCAGGAGTGGGCGGCGACGGAGGACCAGGAGGCGTTCGTGACCGCGAAGGCCCGGGAGATCGAGACGCGGATTCTGGTAGCCGAGGAGGCGCTGGAGAAGACGGTTCCGGAGCCGAAGGAGTACGAGCAGCAGGTCGGCCGGATCAAGCAGATCAGGGCGGACGCGACGGCGATGGTTCTGGCGGAGCTTCTGCCGGAGCCGGAGCCCGGGGCGGAGAAGGCACCGGAGCAGACGCCGATGGAGCAGCACCTGCAGGAGATCAGGGACCTGATGTACGACGCGTAGCGCGCTTCCGGCCGGACCCGGCCGACGCGCCGAAGGGCGCACGCGCACGTGCGGCCGCCAACGTCGAGGCCATCAGGGTCCTCAAGACGCTGGAGACCGAGAACCGGCCGGCCACCGACGCAGAGAAGCGCATCCTCGCCCGCTGGTCCGGGTGGGGCTCGGTGCCGATCCTCTTCGCCAATGAGCCGAACGAGAAGGAACCCCGCTACCAGCAGGGCGGCACCCGCTACGGCAAGTTCGCCCGGGACCACGAACGTTGGTCCGAGTACAGCGACATCCGCAGCGAGCTGCAGCGCGTGCTCACGCCGGTGGAATTCCGGCAGGCATCCCGCGGCGTGCTGTCCATGCACTACACGCCGCAGCCCATCGCCGAGGCCATGTGGGAGGGCCTTCGCGCGTTCGGGTTCGAGCGCGGCGACGTCCTCGAAGCCGGTTCCGGCGCGGGCAGGTTCTTCGGCATCGCTCCGGACGGCGCGCGCCTGACCGGTGTCGAGCTGGACCCGACCACGGCCCGGATCGCGCAGGCGATCTACCCGCACGCCAACGTCCTCAACGAGTCCTTCGCGGAGACCGACGCCCGGCCGGGCACCTTTGACGCCGCGATCGGCAACGTCCCCTTCGCCCGGGTCCCGTTCGATGACAAGCGGTACCCCGCGGAGAGCCTGCACAACGGGTTCGTCACCAAGGAGATCGCCCTCGTCCGGCCCGGCGGCATCACCGCCGTCATCACCTCCCGCCAGACGCTCGACTCCAAGGGCGACAAGGCCCGCCGCCAGATGGCCAAGTACGGCGACCTGGTGGGCGCGGTCCGCCTGCCTTCCGGCGTCTTCAACGACGCCGGCACTGGGGTAACCACCGACGTCCTCGTGTTCCGCCGCAGGGAGGACGGCACCGAGCCGGGCGACACGTCATGGCTGGACGCCCCCGAGCGGGACATCAATGGCACCGCGCACCACATCAACGCCTACTTCGACGAGCACCCCGAGCACATCCTCGGCACGCTGACCACACAGTCCGGCCCGTACGGACCCGAGGTCACCGTCAAGGGCGACCCGGCCAAGGCCGCCGAACAGCTTCGCGCCGCGCTCGACGACATCGCCGCCAACGCGAAGGCCGACGGCCGCGGTTACGAGCCGCACCCTGACGGCGACAACCGCCCGGCGGTGCAGCTGCAGACCGCTCGGGAGAAGCACGCGAACGACTGGACCGGCCGCCTGTACGAGGGCGACGACGGCCAGTTCTACCAGCACGTCAACGGCGCCGAGCCGGTCCTACTGGAGCCGGCCGACGGCAACACCGCCCAGCTCCGCGACCTCATGCAGCTCCGCGACGTCGCCGCCGAACTGCGCGAGCTGGACCGGAAGAACGACGAGGAGGAGCGCGCCGAGACCCTGCGCGCCCAGCTCCGCAACCTGCACGCCGCCTACGTCGAGAAGTACGGGCCCCTGTCCAAGCCGGGCCAGCACCGCACCAAGGGTGGCCGCCCGACGGCATGGGGCTACTTCCGGGCCGACCCGGACGCCGCGGCCGTCCTCGCCCTGGAACGGTGGGACGCCGACAAGGGCGAACCGGTCCTCTCCCGCATCTTCACCGAACGCGCGGCCGCCCGCCGACAGCCGTTGTCGTCGACCGACGACCCGAAGGCGGCCCTGGCCGCGGTCGTGGCCGCCCAGGGCGAGGTGGACCTCGGGGAAATCTCCCGTCTCCTCGACCTCGACCCGAAGGAGACGGTGAAGCGCCTCGGCAACGAGGTCTTCGTCGACCCGGCCACCGGCCGCCTCGAGCTGGCCAGCGCCTACCTGTCCGGCGCCGTCCGCGACAAGCTCGACGCCGCCCGCAAGGCCGCCGAGACCGATCCGGCGTTCGCGGTCAACGTCGCCGCGCTGGAGGCCGTACAGCCGCCGGACCGCACCATCGGCCAGTTCACGCCCGAGATGGGCGCGCACTGGACGCCCCCGGAGCTGTTGCAGGGTTTCCTGCGCGAGTACCTGGGCGACCGCACCCTGAACGTCGCGCATGACGACCGCTACGGCTGGATTCTCAACACCGGCCGCGTGCCCGAGGCCAACAACCTCATGTACGGCGTCCCCGCCGACCCGAAGAAGGGCACCCGGGGCAAGTCGGCCGTTGAGATCGCCCGCGCGATCCTCGGCTTCGGCTCGCTGACCGTCTACGAGGACGACAAGCGCAAGGAAGTAGACGAGGCGACCTCTCGTCTGATCCGGCAGAAGGCCGATCAGATGCGGGCCGAGTTCGCCAAGTACGCCACGGCGAACGCCGACCGGCTGACAGTCCTCACCGACTCGTACAACCGCATCATGAACGGGCACGTCGTCCGTTCGTACGAGGGCATGTCGCCCACGCTCGAGGGCTTCACCCCCGACCGGAACCCGCACTCCTGGCAGCGTTCCGGCGCCGCCCGGATGCAGTTCGAGCGGGGCGTGATCCTCGCCCACGAGGTGGGCCTCGGCAAGACGTCGACGCTCGTCATGGGCACCCAGGCCCTCAAGGCGTCCGGGCAGATCGAAAAGCCCATGGCCGTCGTGCCGAACCACCTGGCGAAGCAGTGGGCGGACGAGGCGCGGTTCCTGTACCCGAACGCCGATATCCACCTGATCACCTCGGCAGACCTGGCCGGCGACCGGCGCGGCAGCACGCTGGAGTGGCTGCGCGCCAACAAGCCGGACCTGGTCATCTTCACGGAAGAGGCGTTCGGCTCGATCAAGATGAGCCCGGAGGCTCAGGACGACTACGAGTTCCGGGAGCTGGAGGCGCTGCGCGAGCAGCTTGACCGCCAGTACGAGGACGCCAACAACCCGAGCCACCCGTTCATCGTCGCGAAGATCGAGCAGCGCATCGCGACGGTCAGCAAGAACATCAACAAGAACGCCGCGCCCATGCGGAAGCCGGGCGAGACGTACTGGGACGACCTCGGCTTCGACTACTTCGTAGTCGACGAGGCCCACCGGTACAAGGGCGTCGGCTTCCGCTCGAAGGAGGCGGGCGGCGACCCGGCGTCCATCCGCGGCGTCGACCTGCACCAGAAGACCACCGACCTGCACCGCCGCCGCGCGGGCCGGGCCACGATCACGCTCGCCACCGGCACGCCGCTGTCCAACAGCATCAGCGAGCAGTTCACCATGCTCCAGTTCGCGGCGCCGTGGGTGCTGGACGCCTACAAGGCGGGCGCCCCGGACTTGTGGGCCAACACCTTCGGCCGCAAGACCCTGCGCATCGAGAACGCCCCCGACGGCTCCGGACTCCGCGTCGTCGAGCGCTTCTCCGAGTTCCACAACAAGCGCGCCATGAAGACCATGTGGGGCCTGGTCGCGGACACCAAGCGAGCCGACGACGTCGGCATTCCCCGGCCCAAGATCAAGGGCAACGCCCCCAACCTGGTCATGGTCGACGCGACGCCCGACCAGAAGAAGCGTCTCAAGGGGCTCGTCGCCCGCGGCCGCGCGATCCACAACGGCGAGGTCGATCGCCACCAGGACAACATGCTCGCGGTGTCCAACGAGGGCACCAGCGTTGCCCTCGACCCGCGGCTCATCGACGCCAAGGCCCCGGCCGGCAACAAGCTCAAGGCCGTCGCGGACCGGCACATCGAGCGGTACCACGCCAACAAGGACCGGGTCTACAAGGTCGCGTACGGCAGCGACGAGGACCACCCCGTTCCGGGCGCCCTCCAGATGATCTTCCTGAACGAAGGCGTCCCGGGCGGCAAGAACAAGGGCAACTTCGACGCCTACGCCGAACTCAAGCGGCTCATGGTGGCGGGGGGCATCCCCGAGGACAAGATCGCTTTCGTCCAGGACGCCAAGAAGTCCGGCAAGCCCGAGGACATGACGGAGCTGTTCCGTCGGGCCCGCGAGGGCGAGATCGCCGTCATGATCGGCTCCAGCGCCGTCGCGGGCACGGGCATGAACGCCCAGGACCGCATGATCTCCCTCTCGCACGTCGACCTCGACTGGGGCGCCGCGCAGATGGAGCAGCGCAACGGCCGCGTCCTGCGCTACGGCAACATGAACCCCGAGGTCGAGATCGACATCTACGCGACCAAGGGCTCCATGGACGGCTGGAAGGCCGGATTCGTCGCCACGAAGGCCGAGGGCCTGGTCGACATCCAGCGGCCGGAGCCGGAGGACGGCGACTCCAGCGACGTCGTCCAGGAGATCGACGGCGCCGAGTTCGACTACGAGACGATGGAAGCCGAGATCGGCGGCAACCCCTACATGAGCCAGCTCATGAAGGCTCGCCGTGCGCTCAAGGACTTCGAGATCGACCAGCACAACGAGGCCGCCGAGCGTATCCGCCGCGCCGAAGCCATCGAGGAGATGAGCCAGGAGGCCCAGGCAACCCGCGACGGCATCCGGCGACGCGAGCAGGCCCTGCCTCGCATCATCACCAACCGCGACCCCTTCCGCATGACCATCGGCGGATCGCCTTACGGTGAGCGCTCTGACGCTGGCAAGGCCCTGCACCGGCAGATCACCGCCCGGCTGCTGGAGCACGACCGCGAAGGGATGAGCCCTTGGCACATCCTCGGTCAGTTCGGGGGCCTCGACTTCGGTGTCCGCACCGAGCGCGACGCGGACGGCAAGCTCGTGGCACACGTCGGTTTCCCCGACCTCCGGAACTCCGACTTCGCGCGCACGGTCGACGACCTGCAGAAGAAGGGCGCCGGGTCGGGCATGATCACCCGACTCTCCAACGCCCTCGACAAGGCACCCTCCTTGCAGGAGTCGGACCGGGCGCGGGTCCCGGAGCTGGACGAGCAGATAGCGCTGCTCCAGTCCGCGCACGCCGCTGCCGATCTCACGCCGCAGATCGACCACGCCCGCGCGCGGGCGAACCTGCTCGAGGAGATCGTCGCCCGCATCACCAACCTCGATGCGAGGCCCGAGATCGACCCCGACGAACTCGACAAGAAGAAGTACAAGCAGCACGACCGGGAGAAGATCGCCAAGGCGCGGCGCGAGGAACGCGCGCCGCTGCAGGCCGCCGTCGACGAGGCCGTCGCCGACCTGGCGCGGTGGGACCAGGAGAACCCGGCGCCGGAGCAGGACGACACCGTGCGCCTCTCCGAGGACGAGGTGCGCGACACCCTCGCCAACATCCAGCCGGACGCCGAAGCAGAAGCCCAGAACGACGCGGACGACTCCACGGACACGGACGAGCCAGACGCACCGCTGAGGCACGCATGGGACAAGCCTGAGCTGTTCGTCACCCTGACCATGCCCGCGGCCCTCGTCGACTTCCTTTACGTGGAAGAGACCGCGGCCATGGAGGACCCGGACACCCGGAAGGCCCTCACCGAGGCGAAGAACGGCCGCGGCGGCACGCTCAAGGTGACTGGCCCGCTCCAGGTGCATCGCGATCTCCTGGACTGGGCTTGGACTTTGGCGGGTGGTGACGGGCTCGAATCCGACCCGTCTGAGGTTCGGGCTTACAGGGCCTACGCCAAGCGCATTGACGAGGCAGCGGCCGAGCTGCGGCAGCGGCGCGCCGCCATGGACGCCGAGGCGCAGAACAAGGAGGAGCAGAACGCTCCGGAGACCAGCGGGAACGGGGACGGTGGCAGCGACGAGCCGCCGGTCGACGTCCCGAGCCCGGCAGAGCCCGGCGACGACAACGACGACCAGGAGGCGGCCGACGAACCGGCCGACAGCGGCACCGTCACCCTCACCCCCGACGAGGTCTCCGGCCAGCTCGACGCCGTACGCCCCGAGGGATCCAAGGCGCCGTCCTCGATGGATGACGGCGATATCCGCGACGAGATCGTGGACCTGATGGGCCGCGAGATGGCCAACGGCGGGGAGCTGTCCGGCGTCGACCGCACCCGCCTGCAGGTCCTCGAAGCAGAAGAGGCCCGCCGCGCCGGCCGCGCCCCGAAGCAGGAGCCCAAGCCAAAGCCGACCACCGAGGAGCCCAGCGGCCTCTTCGACGTCGACGAGCCGACCACGCGCCAGCGGGACAGCACTGTCGACCCGGACAACCCCGATGATCTGCCCGACGACGCCCTGGGCACGCCGGACATGTTCGCCGACCACGAGGGCCGCGACACCAGCGGCCTGCGTCCGGTGCGCATGCGCAACGCCGCTGAGCTTGAGCCGGGCGACCGGTACACCGACGCCGACGGCCTTACGCACACCGTGGCGGAGCCGCCGGTTCGCACGGGCCGCGGCCGGACCAGCATTGTCACCAACGACGGTGAGCAGCGCTTCTACAACGCCGACGCCGAGGTGCGGCTGCGCAACCCGGACGAGGAGATCCCCGACAACGACGGGCGTTCCGCTCCCGACGCCGACGGAACCCCGGACAGCGACGTCGACGAGCCGGAAGCCACTCCGGACAGCGGCCGCAGCGACGTCAAGGACCGTACCGACCGCATGGCCAGCCTGGTGGAGCGTGCCCTCAATCACGCAGGTGGTGACGCGCTGCCCGAGATCCGCGACCTGGCGGACGCCATGGACCGGGCGGAGAACTCCGGCGACCCGGACGCCGAACTCCGCGACGTGGCGGACCGTCTTGACTCCCTGGCGGAGATGTACGAGTTGGGCGGACCCCGCGGGGAGCGCGCGGCCGAGCTGTTCCGCCACGCCGCCCGGATCGCGCGGGGCGAGGACGAGAACAACGCCCCGTCCGCCACGGACGATGGGGACGCCGAGGGGGACCAGGACGACAACAGCACGCAGGAGGACCAGGACGACGAAGAGCACCGCCAGCAGCGCCGCGACGGGGACGTCGACGGCGGCGCCGCCGACCCGGACGGCTCCCCCGACGGGGGAGGTGCAAGTACCCCCGACGCGCCAGCCGATGACGAGCAGGGCGAGCCGGACGCGGAGAGCGAGGACGAGCAGGACGACCGCAACCGGCGGAGGCGCCGTCGCAACGGTGGTAACGGTGGTCCCGGAACCGGTGGCCTCGGAGGGCCCGGCCTGCCGCACCTGAACCTTCCCGACTTCAACGTGCCGGACGCCAACGGCGTCGGCGGCAACGGGGACGGCGGAGACGGAAGCGCTGCGCGCGGCCGCGGGCATACACCCACCCGGCACCGCGACGTCGGTTCCCTGCGCCGCGCTTGGAAGAACGGTGACGGGCTCACCGCCGCCGAGGACACCCCCCAGCGCCGCGCAGCCCTGGCCCAGGCAGCTGACAGGGACGGCATGGTCCTGTCCCCGGGCGCTGGCCTGGTGACGTGGCCGGAACGGCATGAGGACGGCACCACCCTGTGGCACTTCGCGCAGGCCCGGAACGGCAACAACCTGCCCGGCCTGACCCTGGCGACCGAAGACCCAGAGGAGGCCCGCGCACTCGCCAGCCGCTTCGAGGAGATCACCGGCCGCGACGGGCAGCCCTTCGACTGGCACCAGCCGTGGGGCCCGAGCACCATTGCGCAGTGGCGTGACGGGGAAGGCCGCAACCTGCAGCGCGCCCTCCACGCCGCCCGGGATGACTTCGAGGAGCAGCGCAACGCCAACGCCCAGCCGAAGCCGGACCGGAGGCCCCTGCCGGACGATCTCACCGACATGGGTGACGACGAGCTGCTCGAGGCGTGGAGCAACGACCTCAGCGCCGAGGACCAGCTGCGCCTCATGGAGGAGATGGACCGTCGCGACGGCTACACCGACGAGCGTGTTCGCGATGCAGTCCCGGACACTCCGCCGGCCGACGCGGAAGAGGCCGAGCGCCGCGGCAGGGCCATGGACGAGGCCCTGGGCTTCGGGGGCACCGACGTCTCCCGGCCGCGCCGCACCCGCGAGGACACCATCCGAGCGGCGTTCGCTGACTTCGACGAGGCCCGCTACCAGGCGGCCATCGCAGCCACGAACGGCTACTTCTACAAGAAGAAGTACAAGTACGGCAGCGGCATCAACGAGCGGGAACTGTTCTCCGGCGGTGGCCTCGCGCGTTTCGGACGCTGGGAGGAGTACGCCAGCGAGGAACTGAGGGACTGGTACAAGGCCAACGGCGGCCGGATCACGTACAACCAGTTCAAGCGTCAGTTCCGCGAGAACGACCGCAGAGACCGGGACCTCTTCGAGGAGGAGCAGCGCCGGGCTGCCGAAGCCAGGCAGGCCGAGGCGTCCACCACCTCGGAGACTGAGCCGTACGACCCGGCCACGCCGCGCTTCGCGGACGCTGAGGCCCTGCGGAACCACATCCGTAGCGGGGACCTCGACGAGGTGCCGGAGGATCAGCGCACTGACGTGCCCTCGCCGGAGGAGCGCGCAGAGATCGCTGACGCCGACAGCACTGAGCTCTCCGACGGCGGCCGCCTGCTCATCTACGGCAACGCCACAGCGCGCGCCGGCGTCGGGAGCGGCCAGCGATTCGACGTGGCCCTTCCCGGCAGCATGCAGCCCCTGTTCCGGAACGGGACGTTCAGTCAGGAGCGCGCTCGGGAGATGGCCCGGGTCCTCGAGGGAATCACGGACGCGGACGGCAACCCGTTCCCGTGGGACGCCCCTGACGTCGCCGAGCGCGCCCGCGCGTTCCGCAGTGCTGACGGGAACCGCCTGTTCGACGAGGCAGCCGAGCGGCTGAACGGCGTCGGCAACCTCTACGAGCCGTGGAACAGCGACCGGGGGCAGGCCCTGCACCACCGGACGTGGGACCAGCAGGCAGCGGACTGGAACGCGCAGGAGGAAGAAGCCGGATACTCCATCCTGGTCGATCCGGCGGACCTCCGCCCCGGCGATGAAATCAGCTTCCCCGTGGCCACGAGCCGCGGTCAGAACAGCCGTCCGCAGGACGAGTACGTGGGCACCGTGCACGCCACGGTGACCGGCGAGGGACAGCCGTTTCGCCTTGGCTCGCAGTTCTCCGCCTTCGGTAACCAGCAGCTCTATCGGTACCCGGCAGAGGGCTCGTGGACGAACCAGTACGGCGACCAGGTGGACGTCACCGAGGTGTTCCCGAACCTTGGCGTCGCGCGGCGCCGTCCGCGGCCCGACGAAGTGCCCGCTACGGCCGACGGTCGCGACGACCGTTCGTCTCGCGCCGACACCCCGCAGCCGGATGCGCCGAACACCGCGGCGCCGGCCGCGCGTCGGGAGCCCACCCCGGACCGTGCCCCCGCGGAGCCGGAGCCCGCTGCACCCACCGCGCCGGCCGACGAGCCGCAGGGCGAGCCTGAGCCCGTGGGAGGCCAGCCCGCGCACTGGGCCCGGGTCAGTGACCTGGTGCCCGGCGACATGGTCCGCATGGACGGCAGGACGAGGAACGGGCGCGCCACCACACGGGCCGGGTACGTCTTCACGAGCCCGGTGCGTGTGGAGGTCACCCGCAACGGCCGTACCGAGTACATGTGGCGCACGTACGTCACGGAGAACCCGGACGGCAGCGGCAAGCGCGGCAACGTCTTCACGCCGCTGAATGCCACGGCTGCGCGCGCTCAGGCGCCCGACGACGTGGTGCCCGGGTCGCCGGCCAGCGGCGCCCAGAGCGCCGTCCAGACCGGCAATCTGCCCGATGTGGTCCCCGCCGACCGCAACGGACGGGGCCTGTTCCCGGGGAGCACCGTCACTGGTGTTGACGGGCTGCGTCGCCGAGAGGGCACTGTCACGGGCGCCACCAACACCACCGTGTCCGTGCGTTGGGACAACGACGACACCGCCGACGGCCTGTCGCCGACCACCCTCACCGTGACCGGCGGCGACCGCCCCGACGGCTGGACCGCGTCGGGGGAGCGGGTGACCCCCCGGCACGTCGTGACGGACGCCGACGGCGCCCTGCTCGGACCCGTCGACGAGGTCAACGGCGACCGCGTCACCATCACCACTGCCGAGGGCACCATCACTCGCAGCGCCGGCGACCTCCGCGTCGCTGGCGAAGTCCGCGACGTCGTCGCCGACGTCGATCCCGTCACCGGCATCGACGACCCCACGGCCGCGGACCTCAAGGACGGCGACATCGTGGTCCTGGACCTCGACGGCACGCTCACCACCGTCGCCGTCACTGGCACCAGCCGTGACGGAGACCGGGTCACCGTGGACTACGCCGACACCACCACGGGCGAGATCGGCCAGATCGACGTGGACGCCTCCACGGTCCTCCCACGGGCCCAGGGCGCCGACGGCAACGCGCCCAACCTCGGCCCGGACGACGCCCCCGAGCCCGATGACGACCTGATCGTCCACCCGGCACCTGTCGTCGTGGACCCGGTGACAGGCCCGACCGTCGACCCGGACCTGACCATGGGAGACCGGGACACCATCGGCGACCTCGCAGACGGCCCGGACGACGACCCGGACGCACATCAGGCAGCCGTCCGCATCACCGCTGACCTTCCCGTCACGCCGGAGCAGGCCGCCGCGCTCGCCGCGCAACTCCGGGACTCCGCCGACCCGTCGACCCAGGAGGGACGTGCCGCCCTGCGCGCCGCTGACCACCTGGAGCGGGCCATCGGCCGGATGCCTCCCGCCGAACTCGGCCGGCCGCGGCCATCGAACGTCGCCCAGGTGGCGGAAGACGACACGGTCGCCATCCCGGACGACCGCGGTAACCGCGTGCGCGTCTACCGCGTCCGTGGCGTCGAGGACGGGCCCGGAGGGGTCCGCAGACTCCTCCTGGAGGACGAGGACAGCCGCACGCGCCGCCGCGTCTTCCACGGAGCGACGCCGCTGTGGCAGCTCGGTGAGCCTCAGCCCGACGGCGACGGCACCTCCCTGGTCCCGGTCGGACCGGACACCCCGGAAGCTCCTACGGCGCCCACGGCCCTGCCGCCGTCCGGCACACCCCGTGACCCCAACCCGGCGCCGCAGTCCGACGTCGACGGGATCGTCGCCGACCACGCCCGAGCAGTCGCCGCGCGGATCATCGACGAGGCAATTGCGGGCACCGAACCGCCCGCCGACGACATCCACGCCCTTCGGGAGCAGACCGCCCAGCGCCTCACCGCCGAGGCCCTGAGCGAGGCCCGACAGGCAGCCCGCCAGGATGCCGCCGCCGCCCTCGACGCCGCAGGCGTCACCGGCCCGGAGCGCGCTATCGCACAGTTGACGCTCGGGGCGGTGTCGCAGGACGCCCACACCGCGACGGTGCGCGCCGCCCTGCGCACCATCAACGACTTGGAACCGCTGCCCGACGAGACCGACGAGGACCTCGCCGCGCGGGCCCGAGACCTCCTCAGCCTCATCCCCGACCAGATCGGAGACAACACCAACCGGCCCGAAGGCGACGCGGACGTCGCCCGCACCGTTACCCGGCACGCCGACGACGCCGTCAACGCGCTCCTGCAGCAGCTCCAAGCCGCAGGCGTGGACCCGGGCGACGCCGAGCGGATCGCGCGCATGGTCACCCAGCAGATGGACGGCTCCCGGCAGGCCACCGCTCGCCGGATCGCCCAGCGCGTCACCGCCGCATCCCCGCAGGCCGGCCGCCAGCCCGGACTGCTCGCACAGATCGTCGCCGCCCTGATCCGCCTCGCCAAGCGCCTCGCCGAACTGGTGAAGGACGGAGCTCGGAAGATCGCCGAGAAGTACCGGGACGCCCGCGAGCGTCTGGGACGCCTCCGCGCCTTCCTCGGCCGACTCGTCCGCCGCGTCCGTGAGTGGCCGGAGACCCGCCGCCTGGCCCGCCTGCACCGCGCGCTCGACCTGTCTGCGGCCGACGGCGACTCCCTGGCCGCCCGCGTCTCCCACTGGGCTGGGCTGATGCCCGAGCCGGGACACTTCGGCCAGACGCAGCGCCGCGTCACGTGGTGGAGGCCCATGACGTGGGGTCATCTCGCCGCCGGACGGCTCCCGGACCGCAGCGACCGCGTCCAGTGGTCACCGGACCAGGCCGCGGACGGCGGCCCTGGCCTGACCGCGCTCCGCCACATGGCAGCCCTTCGGGCGGCCGGCGGCGACGTCGACCGCGAGGTGACCCGCCGTCTCGCCGATGCCCTCGGCGACGACTTCGGCGGCGACCCGCACACCACGCTGCAGCACGCGGACGACTACGTGGCCACCACCGAGCGCCGCCTGGTCAACCTCCAAGCGGCGCGCACAGGCGGCACCATCCCGGATGACCCGGACCTCGAGGTCGAGATCACCGCGGCACAGGCGGAAGTCGCCGCCGCGCGTCGAGAGTGGGCAGACCTGCGAGCTCGGTACGCCGCAGCGGTCCCGGACGCGGTCGCGGCGGCCCTCGCCGAGATCCGCGACATCGGCCCCGAGGGCAACGCTGGCATCGTCTTTGGCCCGGACACCACCCCGGACGCCGAGCGGGCCGTACGGGGCGTGCAGCGCCTCGTGCCGCGATCGTGGCTCAACACCCCGGCGGCGCGCCGTGTGACAGCCGTGGACGGCGACGAGGGACGCTACGAGCCCGCTGGCCAGCGGATCACCGTCGCCGACCTCGCCGACGAGGGCCTGGGCACCGCCGGGCACGCCCTCGCGCAGCACCTTGCCCAGCACCTCGGCGACCTGGACACCGCTCAGCGGGTCTTCTGGTTCACCCAGACCCACACCGGCCGGCCGGGCGCCCGCCGCATGCGGCGCAGTGCCCTGAGCCGTCTCCTGTCACGGCAGCAGACGCAACCGGACACCGGTGACACCCTCGCTCGATCCCTTCAGGCGATGTTTACCGGCGACTGGTACCTGGACGACGACCTTCGGGCGTTCCTCCTGGGCCTGCTCGCCACACGATGATGAGGAGGCAGTGATGCCGTTCACCGTCACCGGCGCGTTCGATGACGGGGCGACCTACAGCGTGCAGATCACCGGGCGGGCCGACCGCCCGGTGATCGGGTCGCACCGCGCCGCGGCCCTGGTGGAGCTCCACCAGGGCGGCCCCATCTCCCTGTCCCCAACAGGCCCCCTGCGATCGGTGGCCGGGAACGATGAAGCGACCGTGCTCGCAGTGCTGCGGGAGTACACCCACGTCGTTGACGAGGGGCCCGGTGCGCCGAAGCAGGCGCGCGTTCCAGGGTGACCCGGGACTTGCACATTTGCGCAAGAACGATCTTGGTCGGTGGAAGGGTGGGATCGTGGCCGGGACACAAGCGGCCGCGCCCGTCATCCTCAGCCGCCATGAGATACGGATTCGCCATCAAGGCTCTCCCCAAGGGCGGCAAGCCGTTCGGGGACGAAGAAGACGACCAGCCGGAAGACGCCGAGGAGGAGACGCTCGAGGACTCCGGCCCAGCCGCTTTCGACCAGCCCCCCGCCGACATGGCCGAAGACCCCGCGGCGCCGCCCGAGGACCCGGCCACCGAGCCGCCCGCCGAGGGGGCAGAGCCACCGCCGGACGGCGAGTCTCCGGAACCACCAGCCGACGACGGCCGGCCGTGGGCGGGCGACATGTACGACGAGGGCGACGAGACCGATCCGGCCGACTCTTGGTCCGCCTACACCGGCAGCAACGGCGAACAGGCATGGTTGGATCGGTCTCCGGACGGCACACTGACCGGGTGGGTCAGGGATGGGACAGGACAGGTGTGGCGTTACACCGACCCGGACGCATGGGCGGTCGACGTGGACGGCGCGCACATGACCCGCACGCACAGCCAGGCCGACGAAGCCGCCAGCCCGCCGGAGGCCACCCCGCCGGCCAACCCCGGCGTACAGGATTCGATGTTCCAGTGAGGGAGCTGACGACGTGCAGTTGACCCGCCGCACCGCCCTGGCGCTGCAGCATGAGGGCAAGGCCGCCTACGAGGCCGGTGACCCCCACGACGCCAGTCCGTACGACCGACTCGGCAACGCGGAGCAGCAGTTCGGACACCGCTACTGGACCCGCGGCTGGTCCATGGCGCGTTCCGCGGCCGAGGACGCCCAGGAGCAGGCCGAGGCCAGCACAGGACATTAGGCAGACGCGAACGGCACGGTGCCCGGCGGCCCACTGTCCACCGCCGGAGGTCTCCCGCCGTGCCGAGCGCTCCACCCACAAGATCGTCACACCCGAACACCCTGCGAGGCACCAGCCGGGCAATCTACGCCGTCACTGGTGTGGTCGATGAGGTCAACGACCTCATCGTCCCTGGTTCCTTCGCCCAGACCCTGGCCACCCGCCCCGTCAAGGCCTGCTGGCATCACGACTGGAAGGACCCCGTCGGCGTCGTCCTCGCCATCGAGGAGTGGATGCCCGGCGACCCACGTTTCGCCGACGTCCCCAACTGGCCCCCCGAGGCCGGCGCCCTCGTCGCCACCATCGAGTACAACCGGCGCACCAGCAAGGGACGCGACACCTACGAGCAGGTCAAGCAGTGGTACGAGCACAACGAAGCCGCGTTCTCCATCGGCTACCGCGTGCCTACCGACGGAGCCACCCGCCGCGGTGACGGCGTCCGTGTCATCCACCGTCTAGACCTGTTCGAGGTCAGCCCCGTTCTGCACGGCGCGCACCCCATGACCCGGGCGCTCGAGGTGAAGTCCGCAGCCAACCCCGGCATGGAGTACAAGGCCACACCGAACGTCGTCGAACTCGACACCGTGAAGGACAAGGACAAGGACGCCATCAAGGTCGCCGGTCTGGCGGTCAAGGCCGAGGACACCGGCCGTGTCCTGCTCATCCAGCGCGCCCTCGACGACGACCCGGCCGCCGGGACATGGGAGTTCCCCGGCGGGCACCGAGAGGACGATGAGGACGCACTCGCCGCGGCGCTGCGCGAATGGCAGGAGGAGACCGGCGCCGACCTGCCCGGCGCAACAAGCGTCGTCGGCTCCTGGACCGCGCCCAACGGGATCTACCGCGGGTACGTCGCCCTCGTCCCCGGAGAGGCCTACATCCCGCTCAACCGGCCCCACGACGAGCGGCGCGTGGCCAACCCCGACGACCCCAAGGGCGATGCTACGGAGGTCACCGCCTGGTGGCCCATCACCGCCCTCCCCGACATGTCGCTGCTCCGGCCTGAGTGCCGAGAGACGCCCTGGTCTCTCCTGGCCGGCGCCTCCATGCCGCAGCGCCCCACCGGCAAGCCCAGCGCCGCGGCGCAGCAGTTCGCCGCCGACGTGATGACCACCTACACCGCACTCGGCGGCGCAGAGGAGAAGTCCGCGCGCGCCGCGGTGGCCGCCGCCCGCGCCGTTCCGCTGCGCATCGAGCACAAGTCGGCCCGCTCCACGGTCGCCGAGGCCAAGAGCCGTCTCACGTCCCTCCCGGAGGCTTCTGTGATGTCCCCCAGCCCCCTGCCCGAGTCCCAAGAGCAGTTCCGTGGCCGCCTCGCCGACAGCGTCCGTGAACTCCTCGACCAGGACGGCGAAACGTGGACGTGCATCGAGGGCACGTACCCAGACCGCGTCATCGTCTCCATGCACAGCGAGGACCCCGGCCACAGCAGCCACTACGCCATCCCGTACACGGTCACGGCCAAGGGCGAGATCAGCCTCGGCACGCCTCAACCCGTGGAGCTGGCCACCGTTGTTCTCCCGGAGGGGGCGAGCGCGCAGCGTGCGGCGACCGAAGCCGAGGACGTCGACGCCCGCGTCGTACAGCCCACCGTCGAAGCCCTCACGGACGCGACCGCCCGCATCACCTCCACCGGCGCGGGCCCGGATCAGCTCGAGGGCGTACGGGACAGGTTGAGCAGGCTCATCGCTGCGCTCTCCGCCAAGGGCCTCGCCATCGACCACGCCCCGGACGAGGACCCGAAGGCGAAGCCCGCCTCTATGCCTTCCTCGGGGGCCGGGCCGACGGGCATGGACCTGTGGGACGACCACACCTTCTACGACGACGAGGAGGACGAGGACGAGGTACCCACTGAGGACGCGGCGCCCGTCGAGGAGGACGTCGACGACGAGGACACGGTGCGGCTGGACGCCGACGAGGTGAAGGACGCCCTTGCCCTGATGAGGGGCTGAGTCGCGCGACTCAGCCCACACACACCAGATCAGAAAGCCGATCCGCCCACTACAAAAGACCAGGCCAAACCCTGTGCGCTGCCCACTCTTGACTACCTGAGCGGGCAGCGCGCGACGTTAACCCCCTCTGCCCTCTTCCATTCCGCCTCGCGTTGAGGCGTCCCGGTGCTGGCCGGGCGAGCGACGCACGTCAACCGCACACCCAGCATCAGGGAGAGAGCAGCAATGCCCGACAACGCTCGCATCAAGGAACTGCAGAAGCAGCTCCAGGCCAAGAGCGCTCAGGCCGAGGAGATCAGCAAGTCCTTCAAGGTCGAGGACGGCGGTTTCGTCGTCTCCACCGAGCAGGCCGCAGCCTTCCGAAAGGTCTCCAGCGAGGCCCAGGAGATCAAGAGCCTCATCGACGCCGAGCAGGGTCTGGTCGAGATCAAGCAGTACCTCCACACCCCCGACGCCCCGCCGGTCGCGGCCTCCCACTACGGCCAGACCCCGACCATGGAAGAGAAGTCGCTCGGTGACCTGTTCGTTGAGTCCGACGCCTTCAAGCGCGCTACCACCGCCGGCTTCGACGACCGCCCGTACATTCGGGCCGCGATGGAGGGGAAGTCGATCTTCTCTCTGTCCGCGGGCACGGTCACGCACCAGACCCTCGGCAGCGTCCAGAACCTGGGCATCGCCGAGCGGGCCTACCGCAAGTGGCACATCCGCGACCTGTTCCCGAAGTCCAGCACCAAGCAGGCCGTTCTCTACGGCGCCCGGGAGACCGGCTGGACCAACAACGCCCGCCAGGTCAAGGAACGTTACGCCGCCGACGGTGTCTCCCCCGCAACCGGCGCGGACACCGACACCTGGGGTCGCGCGCCGCGGTCGAAGCTCTCGCTGACCCCGGTGATGTACCCGGTGGCCGAGGTCGCGCACCTGATCGACGCGCACAAGAACATCCTGAGCGACGAGCCTCGCCTCAAGACGTTCATCAACGGGCGCATGGTCGAGGGCGTCAAGTACCAGGAGGACTGGGACCTTCTGCACTCCGTGGGTGACGGCCAGTCCCTCACCGGCATCTACAACACCCCCGGCGTGCAGCAGTACACCGGCCTTGCGGCCGACAAGTACTCCGTCCAGATCCGGCGCGCGATCACCAAGGCGCTCCTGGCCGAGTACGAGCCGACCGGCATCGTCCTGTCCCCGACGATGTGGGAGCACGTCGAGGTCGAAGAGGACGACAACGGCGCGTTCCGCGTCGCCGTCGCCGTCGCCATCGGCGCCGAAAAGAAGGTCTGGAGGTTGAACGTGGTCGAGACCACGGCGATGGCGGACACGGACTTCCTCATCGGCGCCTTTGGGTTGGGCGCGCAACTCCACGACAGGGAGAACGTCTCCGTCACGGTCTCCTCAGAGAACGGCGAGAACTTCGAGAAGGGCCTGATCACCTTCCGCGCGGACGAGCGCCTGGCGCTCGAGGTCCCGCGCCCCGAGTCGTTCGTCATCGGCACCTGGACCACGCCGACCGGCTGACCGGAACGCGGGTGAGGGGGTGCGCCCAACCGCGGGTGCGCCCCCTCCACGTACCACCATCACGACGACGGAGGACGCTGGTGATCGAGAAGCAACCCATTGGCCTCGCGGAAGAGTTGGACGCGCTCGCCAGCGCCCCCGCCACTCACCGAGGCCCACAGTGCAGCGTCGGCGCCCTCCTGGACGCCGCGGACAAGGACGTAGCGGCGTCCCTCCGCGCGGTGCTCGACAGCGACCGCATCACCGCGAAGGCCATCGCCGACACCCTCAGCCGGTACGGCGACCCGATCACCGCGTGGACCGTGTCCCGGCACCGGCGACGCGGTGAGTCCAACGGATGCCGGTGCGAGCGATGACCCTCAGCAACGACCTGCAGGCGCTCCTCGAACCGGCCTCCCCCGAGCAGAGCCAGCCCACCCAAACCCAGCGGCTCCAGCCCACCGTTCCGCGCGGCTGGGAGAGCGGCGTGCGGTACGAGCCGGGCGGCACGATGGTCGTCACGGCCCCGCCCGCCGCGCAGGCGCCCGCCGGGGAAGCCGACTGGCGTGCGCGTGTCGAGGAGATGGGCCTCGCCATCCCCGAGGGATTTCGGGTCCGCCTCGTCGAGGCCCGCCACGATCCGGCCGCCTGGCACCGTGACGCTCAAGGCGAGGACGCCGTCACCCGCGCCGTGTGGCGCTGCCGTTACGTCATCGAACCCGCCGCGGCCGCGTGGCTGTCCGCCGGCGACGTCGACGCCCTCGTACGCGACGCCATGCGCCGCCGCCGCAAGACCCGGCCCACGGTCGACACCGCAGAGCGGGCCCTGGTCGTCGTCTACGCCGACGCACAGGCCGGAAAGGTCGGCCGGGACGGCGGAACTCCGGAACTGATCGCCCGCATCGCCGACCGGTTCGACCGGCTCGACGACCACATTCGCGACCTCAAGGCCGTCGGCCGCGCCCCAACCGTCGCCTACTGGACCGACGCCGGCGACTGCGTCGAGGGCTTCGAGAACGCCACCGCGCAGGCCTTCACTAACGATCTGACGTTGACCGAGATGGTCCGCGTCCACCGCCGGGTCACGTTCGAGGGCCTGGACCGCCTCGCCGGGAAGTTCGGCCGCGTCGTCGCCGCGACCTGCGGCTCGAATCACGCCCGTGTTCGCCGCGGGAAGGATGCCGTGGGCCCGCCCGTCGACGACTGGGGCATTGAGGTCATGTCGCAGATCGCCGACGCCTACGCCCGCAACACCGACGCCTACGGGCACGTCAGCTTCGTCATGCCGGAACGGTGGCGCGACTCCGTGTCGCTGGACGTCGCCGGGACCATCGTGGGCCTGTCGCACGGCCACCAGTACCCGCGGCCGGAGAAGGCCGTCGACTGGTGGAGAGGGCAGACGTTCGGCCGCCAGCCGATCGCGGACGCGGACATTCTCATCACTGGCCACTATCACCACTTCCGGGCGCAGCAGGTGGGCAACGGCCGCCTGTGGATTCAGGCGCCCACCCTCGACAACGGCTCCGACTGGTACGCCGTCCGCAGCGGCGAAGTCTCCACGTCCGGCCTCCTCGTGTTCAGCGTCGGCCCGGACGGCTGGGACCACCTCCGACTTCTGTAGGGAACCCAGGGGACCAGGGGGCCGTGATCGTTTTTGCACAATTGTGCAAGTGCGCCTTTCGGTAGGGCGCGACCGTAGCCCGCCCCGTGCCCCATCCTTCCGCGGCCATCACACACGGAAGGACACCCCATGGGCCTCTACCGAGAGAACGGGCAGCGGATCACGAGGGCGGGATTCCCCGCCGTCGCGGTCACCGACGCCCCCCAGCGCGTCACCGACGACATCTACAAGACCGAGCCGTACGGCCGCGGCGACGGCCAGCCCGAGGGCTCCCGCCGCCACCTGCTCTACCAGGCCGGGACCATCGTGACTCCGTCCCAGATCGACCGCCTGTTCACCGCGGCCACCATCGGGACCATCACGCCAGCCACTGGCCCGGCAGCGGGCGACACCACCGTCACCATCACCGGTACCGATCTCGACGGCGTCTCCGCGGTGAACTTCGGCTCCACCGCCGGGACCGAACTCAAGGTCGTCTCTGCGACGCAGCTCCGCGTCAAGGCGCCCGCGGGCGCGGCCGGGGCGGTGAACGTCATCCTCACCGACGACGCCGGCAACGTCACCAAGACCAACGGCTTCACGTACACCGCCTGACCCCGGGCGCCAAGGCGGCTCCCCGCCGTGCAGGGGGCCGCCCGGCAGCACGCGACACAAGCGCCGCCCGGTGTGCAGGGTGCGCGCCGACCGGATCACCACCCCCGAGAGGGAGCCATCATGGCCGCCAGCACCACCCGAACCCGCAAGACCGCCACCCCTTCGAAGGCTGCGGCCGCCGACGACTCCGTCGCCGAGACCGAGCAGACCACCGCGGACCCCGCAGACGACCCCACCGCGGACGGCACCAACGCGGCGGCCGCCGACGCCCCCAAGGTCGAGAGCACTCCGCAGGCGCCCGACGTGGCCCCGCTGGAGCCGCCGACCGTCGACGCCGCACCCGAGCCCCCGGCGGAGCCCGGCTACGTCTCCCCGACAGAGGTAATCCCCGCCGAGGAGAACCTCGCCGAGGTCATCCTCGACGACGCCACCAAGCAGCCCCCGGCCGATGTGGAAGCGGTGTTCCAGCCCGTCACTCCGTACGGCTCCACGCTCGTGTGCACGGTCCGCCTAATCGAGCGCACGTTCCTCGGCCCGCACCGCAACCCGGTCGAGCGCCTGCTGCAGCCCAAGGGCGCCCACGTTTCCGAGAGCGTCGCCGCCCGCATCCGTGAGCGCCTGGTCGCCCAGGACGCCGCGACCGACACCGAGAAGTAAGGGAGGCCCGGGGTGTCGGTCTTCGACTACGAACCCATGTACGCCGGGGCGCACTACGACCCCGAACCAGCCGGCGGACAGGTCACCAGCCTCGTCATCTACGACGGCCCGGAACGCACCATCGAGGTTGCCGCGGCAGGGCCGAGCACCCGACTGCGGACCGGGGCGTATCGGTTCGCGCTGCCTGACGTGTCGCCCGGCCGCTACTGGGCCATCGTGACCTTCACCCCCAGCAACGGCGCCCAGCCCGTCAAGGACCAGTCCCTACGGCTGGATCTCCCCCTCGGGCTGGGCCTCGTCACCTCCCCTGAAGCCGTCGCCGACGACCTCGGCGTACCGCTCCCGCTCACCCCCGCCCAGCGCGACGATCTGATGACGGCGATCCGCAAGGCTCAGTCCGACGTCGCCGGTTACCTCGGGCAGTCCCTCGTCCCGCAAGTCGTAACGCACACCGAGGTCAGGCCCTACCGGACGACCGACCTCAATGACCCCGAGTCCTGGCCGATCGACACCGACGAGTGGGTGCAGGTCTCCGCTTACCGTGACCGCGGCGACGGCACGTATGACGTCGACTTCCTCGTGGGCCTGGACGGCGCCGCCGAAGACCCGGTCGTGCGCTACGTGACCGCGCACGCCGCGGAGTCCGAACGCAACCGCCCTGACGGCGTCGGCTCGCAGGGCCGCCGGGTGTCATCCGTCAGCGCGGAGGGACAGTCGATCTCGTACGAGTCGGCGCCCACCGCTGGCCAGGCCGGAGCCCTGCCGACCATCGACACCCTGTCCCGGTTGAAGCGCCGTCTCTGGCAGCCCGTCAGGGTGCCCTCGCGTCCCCCGTGGCCGTACTCCTCGACCCGCTACCGCGGCCGCTGACGAAGGGAGCTACCGGCATGGCCGTCGTGCTGCCGAACGCCGCGCTGACGGTGTACGCGCTCGCCCACCCGTGGGAGCGCGACGCCAACGGCGTGCCCGTACCACCGAACCCGAACGCCCGCCCCGCCCCGCTCGGAACCTGGCCCGGGTCGGTCAGTGAGCAGCCCGACGGCTCATGGACCGCACGCCTCGACCCGCAGGCGTGGCCGGTCAAGGAGGGCGACGCCATCACCGACGAGATCGGGCGGACCTGGACGCTGACGAGCACCCGCAATCACCGCGTGCCGGGGTGCCCGGATGTCGACTACGTCCAGGCCACCGCTACCCTCAACCCGCCCGAGGTGCCGTGATGGCTAAGTTCACGCCCGCGCAGGGCCTCGAGGAGGCCCTCGCCCGCATGCTCGCCCCCGCCGTGCACCGCATCGCTCAGCAGGTGGAGATCGAGGCGAAGCGCCTGGCCCCGCCCACCAAGCGGTGGGTGACCATGGGCGACGACAAGGTCCGCCCCACTCACGTCACGGCCCAAGGGCAGGTAGTCCCGGGGAACTTGCGCTTCGAGCTCAACTCCATGGACTGGGACATGGAGCACCGCGGCGTCGGCCCGCACACCTACATGCTCGAGCCGCGCGACCGCACCTCCATGGCCATCGCCAACCTCAAGAACTGTCGCTGCACCACGCACAAGGACCCCGACGGCATCGCCCGACACATCAACACGGGACAGCCGGTCGTCGCCGGGAAGAAGGTCACCGTCACCGTCTCCGTGGAGGCCCCCATGGTCGTCGAGGCCGAGGTGGGCACCGTCTACCCGGGCAACCTGGTCGCCGACGGCACACACTTCATGTCCCGCGCCGCGGGCATCGTTGCCGCCCGCCGCTGATGACGACGCGACACAAGCGGGCCGCGTCCGCACAGTGCGCACCATGGCTACGAACACGACAACCCCCAAGAAGACGACCGCCGCCACGGCGGAGGAGTCCGCCGCGGCCGTCGCCGAGACCGCCGAGGCCCGTCCCGCGCGCAAGCCGGCCCGCACCCCGGAAGTCGTCGGCCCCGCCCCGCTTGCTGGCGTCGACCCGGTTACGGTCACGCTGTCGCACCACCTGAACATCGGTGGCACCGACTACCAGCCCGGCGCCGAGATCCTCGTCTCCCCGGACTACGCCCGCCGCCTGCGCACGCAGGGCTACGTCTCCCGCACCTGATGACTGAGCTGACACTCGCGGACGCGGATCCGGTCTCCGCGATCCTCGCCTGGATACAGGAGCACTCCGAGGCCGCCGACGCACTCGGCGGCCCCGGCCGCGTGTCCGGAATCGCGGAAGCCCCCTGGCCTCACCTCATGATCGGCCACGGCGCCGGCGGCGACTTGCGGGACCTGAACTGGGCCATCGCGCCGGAGGTGACGCTCGAGGTGTACGGCGACCCGGGCGGCTGGCCGGGCAAGGCCGAACTGCGGCGGATCCTGCTGCGCTGCGCCAGGGCGACGCAGGCCCTGGTGGAGGCGCCCCACGTCCCCGGCCAGCCTGTCATCAGCGGCATCAAGCCGTCCGGACTGCTGGTGTGGTCACCGCTCGTCGACGGTCAACCGCGGTGGCTGATGAACCTCTCCGTCACTCTGCACCCGTGACGACGCGACGTTAACCATCCCCGCTCTCCAAGGTGTCCGCGCCCTAGCACCGGACACCAAGGAGAGCCCCGCCATGGCTGGCGAGACCACGAACAACAACGAGATCCTCATCCCTCAGCTCAGCCGCATGTGGCTGGCTCCCATCGGCACCGTGGCCCCGGCCGACGCCACGCTGACCATGCCCGCCGGCTGGTACACGGTCGGCCTGTTCACCGAGGACTCCCTCAAGTTCAACTCTGAACCGAACTTCGAGCAGGTCCGTTCCGCTCAGTCCTCGTACCCCACCCGCACCTTCCAGACGACCGACGCCGCGACCGTCGAGGTCGACCTGCAGCAGTGGTCCGGCCGGAACTTCCGGGCGGTGTACGGCGGAGGCAGCATCACCGCCGTGACTCCCTCGGGGGGTGGCGCCAAGCACTTCAAGTTCGCCCCGCCCCGGATCGGCGGCCGTACCGAGATCGCCGCGTGCATCGAGGTCATCGACGGCGGCAAGCACTACCGGTACGTCATCCCTCGCACCATGCAGATGGAGGGCGTTTCCAAGGAGCTCGCCAAGACCAAGGAGAGCGTCCTGCCGCTGCGCCTGGCCGTCCAGGGCGGCGACGAGACGGATGCCTGGTACGTGCTGACGGACGACCCGGCGTTCCAGCCCCCGGTCCCGACGATCACCACCGTGACCCCGTCCACCGGCCCGGCCGCGGGCGGCACGACCGTCACCATCGTCGGCACGAACCTCGACAGCGTCACCGCCGTGAACTTCGGCAGCACGGCCGGCACCGGGTTGGTCGTCGAGAGCGACACCGAGCTGACCGTCATCACCCCGGCTGGCGCGACCGGCGCGAAGGACGTCGTCGTGACGTCCGCGGGCGGCACCGCGACCAAGACCGGCGGCTTCACCTATGCGTGACCCGGGCCCGCGGCCGCCCCTTCCCCGCCAAGTGAGGCACGGGCGGCCGCACGCCGCGACACAAGCCACGCAGCGCTGCCACTGTCCGCGCGCTGCCACACCCGGCAACCCATCCATGGACTCAAGAAGAGGTCACGCACATGTCGTTCGTCATCGACCTGGACGCCGAGCGCCGCGAGGTTCAGTACCCCGACGGCATCCCGGTCAAGTTCGGCGGAGAACAGTTCATCTTTCCGGCGGAGCTGCCGGCGGAGGCCCTCGACCCGATCCTGTCGGACGAGCTGGACCTGGTCGGTCTCCTCGGCGACGTCCTCGAGTCGTCGGACGGCGACGCCGGCGTCACGGAGGTCGTCACCGCCCTGTTCCGGCGCCCGTCCCTGCCGCGGAAGTTCCTCGCCGCGATCCGGGACACGTACGCGATTCTCCTCGGCGACCAGTACGAGGAGTTCCTCAAGCAGCGCCCGTTCATCGGCGACTACGTCCGCCTGACTACCGCTCTGACCAGGGTCTACGGGGTGGAGTTGGGAAAACTCTTTCGGTCAGCCGGCTCCTCCGAGAGCGATTCTCAGACGTCGAGTCCGACCTTTCCCGCTACCACCGAGTCGACGCACGACGTGTCTGGCTTCGTCCCGGACAACCCGGATTCCTCGGACTCCGACGGCTGATCTCCCTCGTCGACGGTCTGCCAGACGACTCCCAGGTCCGCTCTGCCCCGCTCGGGGGCTGGAACCGGGTCCTCGAGTTCCTGGCGCTGATCGTCGAGGAGATCGGGCTCCTGGCCGCGGACAAGCGGCGCGAGGAGCCGACCACCATCGTTCGCCCGCCGCGCTCCGGCTCCACGACGCGCAGCGGTCCCGGCGCCCCGGCCCGGCCACAGCAGTCCACCTCGGAAGCGCCGGCGCCCCGCATGACCGGCCACAGACAGATGCTCGCGGTGGCCATGCAGAGAGGAATGGTCCGTAGTGGCTGAGGGCCTGCAGGCCGGTCGCCTCGAAGTGCCGGTCGTCGCCGACCTTTCGGGGTTCGCGCAGAGGCTGCGTACGGCAGTCGAGACGGCCGCCGAGGGCCTGGCCGCCAAGGTCAAGGTCGAGATCGACTCCAAGGGCCTCAAGCGACGGCTCAAGGAAGTAGTCAAGGAGGCGTCCAAGGGCGTCACCGCGAAGGTCCGCGTCGAGATCGACGAGGACCGGTTCCGTGCCTCCCTCGACGGCATCCGCCGCCGTATCGACGGCGCCGACCTCAATCTTCCCGTCAGGCCAGATGGCGATGGCGACGGCTCGTCGGGCGGTGGGCTGCTCGCCCGGCTGCGCGGGCTCATCAGCGGCGCCCAGGGTGAAGCCGACCGGAATCCGGTCAACGTCCCCGTGCGGATGCACCTTCCGGGTGGCGGTCGCAGAAGCCTGCGGATGCTCGGCATCGGCGCCATCGTCGCCCTGCTGCAGCCCGCGGTCGCCCTCATCGGCCAGTACGGCGCCGGCCTGACGGCCCTCGTCTCCGCGGCCGCACCCGCGGTCGGTGTCCTCGGCGCGATACCCGGACTGATCGCCGCGGCGGGCACCGCGGCCATCGGCACGAAGGTTGCGTTCAACGGCTTCGGCGACGCACTCAAGGAGTCGAACAAGGCGCAGCAGATGCTTGCCTCCGACGGCAAGGTCACCGAGGCGCAGCAGAAGAAGCTCAAGGAGGCGCTCGACAAGCTCTCCCCGTCGGCCCGTGAGGCGGTCTCCGCGGTCTCCTCGCTGCAATCGGCGTGGGGCAAGGTCCGCATGTCCGTCAGCGAGCGCTTTTTCTCCAAGGTCGCCGACGACATCAAGCCGCTCGCGAAGTCGGTGTTCCCGCTCCTCGAGGACGCTCTCGGCGACTCTGCGTCCCAGATGGGTTCCCTGGCGGAGCGCGGCGCGAAGTTCATGCAGACTGGCCCGTTCCGCAAGGACTTCAAGACGATCGCGTCGTCCAACTCGCGGGTCGTCGGGCACATGACGGACGGCCTGGCCAACATGGGCCGCGCCACCATGGACTTCCTGGTGGCCTCGGGGCCATTCGTCGAGCGGGTCGCGCGCGGCGGTGAGCGGCTGACGCAGTGGGTGCGGGCCTCAGTTCAGGCCGGCCGGGAAACCGGCAGTCTCGCCAAGTTTCTGGATCACGCTGGCGACAAGGCGGCGCAGCTCGGCCGGACCACCGGCAGCCTGATCCGAGGACTCGGCGGTGTCGGCAAGGCCGCGATGGACACCGGCAACGCGCTGCTCAACGGTCTCGAGGGCAGCATGCTGCGCTTCGAGCGCTGGGCGAACTCGGGCGCCGGCCAGAGAGCCATGCAGCAGTTTTTCAGCGACGCAGCGCCCGCGTTCCACGAGATCAACCTTCTCTTCGGGGACCTCATGCGCGGGCTCGGCCGGTCCATGAAGGACGGCGGCATCCTCGACCTGGTCCGGCAGATCCGAACCGAGCTGATGCCCGCCCTCGGCACGTTCTTCAACGCTCTCGGCCAGACCATCGGGCCAGCGATCATCTCGGTGATATCGAACATCGCCACGTCGATCGGGAACGTCTCGGAGGCCGGAACGGGCCTCGGGGTCCTTCTGATGGCCTTCAACGGGCTCCTGCAGGTCTTCAACGGGATCATGAGCGTGGTCCCTGGGGCGAACGTGGCCCTGGCGACTCTTTTGGGCACGATGCTGGCTCTCAAAGTCGTCACCGGCGTCGCGAACATGGTCCGGGGCTTCGGCACCTCGGTCGCAGCCGCCGGCTCATCCGCGCGCACCCTGGGCACCACGATGCGCGGCAGCCTCGGCCCCGGCGTCCTGGGACCCCAGATCACCATGTGGCAGCGGATGGGCCTCGCCTACCAAGGCGCGGCGGCACAGGGCAACCGCTTCACCGGTGCCATGCGCGGGATCGGCGCTGCCAACCGCGTCGCCTCCAGCGCTATCGGCGGCATCACCTCCGCGCTCGGTGGCCCGCTCGGTATCGCTCTCATCGGCGTCACCATCGGGCTCGGCCTCCTCGCCTCACGGCAGGAAGAGGCGGCCCGCGCCGCCCAGGCGCATAAGGAACGGGTGCAGTCCCTTACGGACGCCCTGACGGCCTCCGGCGGAGCGATCGACGCCAACGTCCGCGCCCAGGCCGCGCAGCTCCTCCAGGACACGGAGCTCGCCGACGGCAAGGGCAAGTTGGTCGACATGATGCGCAAGGCGGGTGTCAGCCTGGGTGAGCTGACGAACGCCTACCTGGGACAGAGCACGACCCTCGGCGAGCTGCAGAAGCAGCTCCAGCAGACAGCCGACGATCACGAGAAGTGGATCGCCACCTCGGGCGGCGCCGCGAAGGCGTGGGACGACGAGGGCCTGGCCGCGATCCGCGCGAAGGACGCCCTCGGCACCGTCAAGGGCGAGCTCGCGGACAGCCAGAAGAAGCACAAGGAACTCGCCGACGCCATCAACCAGTCCGGCACCACCGGCACCGACTCGTACGGTCGTCTGCAGTCCGCCGTGCAGACGTTCAGCGACAAGACCAAGTCGGCGGACGAGCGGGTCGACGCCCTCAAGCGGGCGCTGGACGCCTTGAACGGCAACACCCAGAGCTTCCACGACGCAGAGGCCCAGCTCAACAATGTGATGCTCCAGATCGACGACACCATGAAGTCGAACATCGACAAGGCTGGCGGCTGGGGCAAAGCGCTCGTCGCGAACGACGGCCTGGTCGACACCTCCACCCGCAACGGCCAAAACCTGAACAGCCAGTTGACGGAGCTTCGGGACTCCATGCTCGCTGTCGCTACGCGCGCACAGGAGGCCGCGGAGCAGGGCCTCATGCCCATGTCGGAGGCGATGGACAGGAGCCAGGGAGCCATGGAGCAGGCCCGCGCGAAGGCCATCGCGCTCGCCACGGACCTGGGCATTCCGAAGGACCAGGCGAAGGCTCTCGCCGACCAGATGGGACTCGTCCCGAGCACCGTCACCACCCTCATCACAGCGCAGGGCATCCCCGAGGCGACCGCCGAGTTCCTGAGCCTTCGGGGCAAGCTCGAGGAACTGGGCAAGGGCAAGTCGATCCGCATCACGGCTCCGACTGCCGCCGCGTCCAGCCAGTTGCAGGCCCTCGGCTTCCAGGTCCAGCGCATCCCGGGCACCAAGGACGTCAACGTCACGGCGCCCACCGGCGGCGCCCGTGCCAACATCAGCGCCCTGGCCCAGGACATCGCGAACGCGCCGAACAGGAAGAACGTCACGGTCCAGGCGATCATCAAGCAGGCGGCCGGCGACCTGAAAAGCGTCCAGGACAGGGTCGCGGGCCTGCCCAAGGGCAAGTCCATCGACGTCAAGGCACCGACGCAGACCGCCCAGGCAGCGCTCAAAGACCTCGGATACAAGATCAAGACCGTGGACGGGTCGAACGGCAAGACGGTTCGGATCACGGCCCCGAACAAGACGCCGATCCAGCAAGTGCAGGCGATCCAGGGGAAGATCAACGGCCTCACCGGCAAGACCGTCACCGTCACCGTCGAGTACACAACGCGGGGCCAGCCGTACGTCTCACCGAAGGCAGACGGCGGGATTGTTCAGTACGCCAACGGCGGCATCCGCCGCGCCAAGGATCGGGTCCGCGCGTTCGCGGCCGGAGCCGAGCGGCACATCGCGCAGATCGCCCGGCCCGGGGAGTGGCGCCTGTGGGCGGAGCCCGAGACTGGCGGGGAGGCGTACATCCCGCTGGCTCCCGGCAAGCGCAAGCGCAGCGAGGCGATCCTCCAGCGTGTGGCGGAGATGTTCGGCGGCCGGGTCGTGTATTTCGCCCAGGGCGCGCTGCGCCAGTACGCGAACGGTGCTCTCCGAACGGCGAACACGACCGCCGTGCGCACCAGGTCGAGCGCCGCTCCGGCCGCCGCGGCGCTTGTCGGCGGGGACCTGAACCTGACCATGACCGGCGCGCCGATGAAGCCGGGAGAGGCCCTGAACGACGCGATGTTCGAGCTCCGCCGTATCCGCCGAGGAGGCGCACATGCCACTGGCTGAGGGGGAATGGATCCTCTCTTATAGCTCCAACGGAATCCATCCGGGAGCCGACTTCACCTTCGGGTCCATCCAGTCCGGCTACTACCTGCTCGACCCGCCGGACATCGCATACGGCGACACGGACACCGGCGACACACCGCTGCCGCGTGAGGACGGGATACGGCTCGGGCAAGACTTCCGTACACAGGCGACCATCACGTTCGAGGTCGGCGTCGACACGGTCGATGACGCCTCGACGCGGCTCGGCCGCCATGAGATGAACCTGGGTGCGGTCTCAGCGATGGCACAGGTGTGGGACGCCGAGGCGGTACGGCGCCGGTTCGCGACCCCTGCCGTTCTGCGCACCGTCCAGGGCGGCAGGACCCGCCGCTTCTACGGCCGGCCCCGCAAGTTCGCACCCGCCGCGTCCAAGCTCACGCGCCTGGGCTACACGCCCGTGGTCGCCACTTTTGTGTGCGTGGATGACACCGCCTACGACGACGTCGAGCAGAGCATCAACTTGGGCATGATCCCGGCGCCGCACCGTGGACTGGTCGGGCCGCTGGCGACTCCTCTGTCGATGACCGGGGAGGGGTCCAGCAAAGTCCCCGGCGAGGTGCACGTCGGCGGGACCAAACCATGCTGGCCCGTGATCACGATCTACGGTCCGATCTCTCAACCGGTGTGCGAAGTGGTGGGCCGCTGGAAGGTCAGCCTGAATCTCACGATCGGCCAGGGCGAGCGGGTGACCATCGATCCCCGGCCGTGGGCGCGCACGGTGCTGCGCAACGGCAGCGCCAACGTCGCCGGCTCCCTCTACAGGGGCTCGCCGCGTCTCACCGACCTGCGGCTCCCTGTCGGCCGACAGGACTTCATCCTCCGCGGGTCGGACGCCACAGGCATGTCGTACATGGTGGTCGCCTGGCGTGACGCGTACGCGTACCTGTAGGTGTTCCCGCGGGGAACCGCAGGGCGCGACGCAAAGGGTCTTCCGAGGTCACAGTCCTCCGCTGACTGCAGCCGACAAGCGGAGGAGACACTCATGCCCTGGGATAGCGTGCCTTGGTTCACCGAAGGTGGAGCCGAGCACTCCAGTGAAATCGCCCGGCTCTTGGCCTACACGGCTTTCGCGGGGTCCGAGGGCATCATCGGTGCCGGTGACTTGCAGGTGAAGGCGCTCAGCACGCCGGGCGCGACCGTACAGATCACCTCTGGCGCGTGCGCGGTCCTCAACCGTTCGGCCGGGGCGGCGTATCAGGCGTACGCGGCTCGGCTGCCCACCCCCGACCAGGTGTCCATCCCGGGCACGGGGGCCTCACCCCGGAGCGACCTGATCGTCGCCCGCATCGAGAACCCGTACAGCTACGGGGAGACTTGGCCGAACCCGGCGGACGCCAAGGTCGGTCCGTACGTCTTCAGCAGGGCCATCTCCGGTGTGCCGAACACGACCAAGAGCATCCGGCAGGTCCGCCCGTCGGATTCGGCGATCACCCTCGCCCGGATCGACATCCCGGCGAACACCTCCTCGATCACTCAGGCGATGATCAAGGACCTGCGGGAGATGGCGAACCCGCGCCGCCGGCGGGTCGTGCGCTACATGCACGGCCTGCGGACCGGTGGTGACTCGGTTGGCGACATCAAAAACCCGGCGTGGGAGGAGTTCCCCAACGGCTGCCGGTGGCCGATCGAAATCCCGGAGTGGGCGACGAGCGCCACGATCATCGCCAACTGGGCCGGACTTTCGCAGAAGAACGCCAAGGACTCGTACGGCTATCTGCGGGCCCGGCTCGGCTCCCTGACGACGTTGCTCACGAACTTTGACTGCGACTGGGAGGGCACGCCGCAAAGGCACACGTTCATCGGCGGCGGCACCGTCTCCATCCCGTCAGAGATGCGCGGCACCGTGCAGGACGCCGTACTGGAGGGCAGCGGCAATCCCGCCTACACCGGAGTGCTGCTCGCCGACGCGGGCTCGACCATGTTCTACGACGTCGAGTTCGTCGAGTCGTCGCGTGAGGACACCTTCTGATGGCGGAGGGCTGGCGGTTCATCGCAGTCCGCGCGATCCCGGAGGACATCCTCGACTGGGAGGTCCCGTTCGCGCTCAGCTCGAATCCCAAGAGGGATCTGTCCGGGCCGGGGTCGATGAGCGGAACGATCGAGCCCGAGTACGCCCGCCTGCGGGGACCGGACGGTCTGCCGATCATCGAGGAGTGGGGCACCAAGCTCTTCTTGGAGATCGAGGGCCACCTTCGGTGGGGCGGCATCGTCACCAAAACCAGCTTCGACGGGCCGAAGGCTTCGATCCAGTGCGAGGGCTTCTCCAGCTACGCGCACGGCATCCCGTACGAGTCGTACATGATCTCCGGCGCGTTGATCACTCCGAAAGATCCGTACGCGGGCAAGGACAAAAACCACGACGGATACATCGACTTCTCCAATCCGAAGAAGAAGGTGCCGAAGCCGCCGAAGCCCTACGGCGGTCCTCGCATCGACGTGTTCGACGCCGTGCGGAACATCTGGGGCCACATCCAGAGCAGGCCGTACGGCAACATCAGCCTGCGTCTCGACCAGCACGACCTGGGCGAAAGGCTCGGCGCGGCAGACGGATCCGATCCGTGGGAATTGGCCTGGTGGAACAACCCGGATTGCGGCCAGACCATCGACCAGCTCGCCCGGGACATTCCGTTCGACTGGATCGAGACCCACGCCTGGTCCGGGGGCGGCAACACGATCGACAGCCGAATGGTGCTGGGAAAGCCCCGGCTTGGCCGGAAGCGCAGCGACCTGCGGTTCGCAGACGGCGAGAACATCTCCGCCATCGCCCGGCCGGAGGGCATGGGGGATGAGTACGCGAACGAGATCGTCCTCCTCGGCAAGGGCGAGGGCAGAAAGATGGCCCGTTTTCAGGCCCACAAGTACGAAGCGGGCCGGCTGCGCCGCGTGCACACGGTCACCGACAAGACGCTGTCGTCTGCGGCCGCGATGCGGGCCCGCAGCCTCAAAGAGCTCTCCGGCCGCACCGGTGTGCTCCAGATTCCCGCGATCCAGATCGTTGACCATCCCAATGCCCGGTTCGGGTCCTGGCAGCTCGGTGACGACATCCGCGTCCAGGTCAACGTGCCGTGGGTGGGGGACGTGGACGTGTGGCACCGCATCATCTCCGACGAGATCAGCGCGGACGGCACCTGCACCCTCACCTTGAAGAGGTCCGACAGCTTCATCTACTGACCTGCGGACTCAGCGCGCGACGTTAAGCATCCCCAGACCGCAGCATCCGCGACCATGGCGAACTTCCTTGATGACCAGCGCGATGCCCGCCGCGTGGCGGAAGTGTTCGCCGACTACGACCGGCGCCTGAGCGCGCTCGAGCGCTCAACGCAGGCGAGCCACACCTCGATCGAGGGAGGCGCCCTCGACATCTACGACGCCGACGGCACCCTCAAGGGCTCCGTCGGCGTGCAACCGGACGGCACGGTGGCGGTCGTCCCAGTCAACGCGGCCCCGCCGCCCACTCCGACCGTGCCGACCGTCGAACCGGTCCTCGCCGGGCTGGTGGTCACCTGGGATGGGCAGTGGGACGACTCGTACTCCACGCCCGCGGACTTCGCGCGCATCCAGGTCCACCTCGGCCTGGTCCCCGACTACACCTCCGACGCGACCACTCTCGCCGCGACGATCAGCAACACCGCGGGCGGCACCGTCACCGTGGCCACAGCAACGTACGCCACGGCGTACGTGCGGCTGGTGGCGGTGAACACCGCTGGAGTTACCGGCCCGGCCTCTGTTGCTGTTGCGGGCACCCCGAAGAAGGTCGACGGGCCGGACCTGTCGGCGCTCCTCGACCTGGCGGTGTGGCTCAAGGACGAGTCCGTGCCTGGCTCCAAGCTGGTGAGGGAGACCATCGGCGCGAACCTGCTCGCCGCTAATTCCGTCGTCGCCGGGAAGGTGGCCGCCGACGCCATCTCCTCCCGGGAGCTCAAGGCGCAGTCCGTGACGGCGGGAAAGATCGCCGCGGGAGCCATCGAGACCCCTCACCTATCCGTGGGCGCCGTGCGGCCTGACCAGATCGCCGTGGGGCAGGGCACCAACTTGGTGCCCGACCCGTCCTTCGAAGGTGCCTTGACCGCGAACACCCTCGCGGCCGGCGGGGCGCCATGGTCGCTCGCCCCCGGCAACAGGACCGGCGTCGGAATCATGGTGGACTGCACCGCCGACACAGCGTCCTACTTCACGCTTCCCCTGGCGACGGTGCCTGTCCTCGCCGCCGCGCAGCTCTGGCTCGGCGTGGACATCCTCGTCTCAGAGAACCTCACCGCTCAGGCCGTGAAGATCCTCGCCCGGTGGGAAGACGGCATGGGCAAAGTCCTCGGCTACGGCGTAGCGGAATCCACCACCCCTGCGGCGGGCCGCTGGCAGCGCATCACCGGTCAGGTGGCCGCTCCCCAGGGCACCGTACGGGCCGTCCTCTGCCTGGAGACATCCGCCGCCACAGCGGGCTGGTGTGTCTTCGACAACGCGGAAGCCGTGGCCATCTTCGGCCGCATTGTCGGCGGTGCGCGCGCCGAGGTAGGCCCCCAAGGGCTGCGGTTGTTCGACGAGGCTGGGCAGGAAGCCGTCGCGTTGGTCACCGGCTTCCCTCAGTACCTGACGCTGCGCTCCGACGGCGTCGCTGTCGCCACCATCGACACCGCGGGCAATGCCGGTTTCGCGGACCTGCACGTCGCCGGGGACCTGACCGTGGGCGGCGACACCGTGACCACCCTGTTCGATAAGCAACCCCGCGGCCTTGTCGCGGTCGACTACCAGGCCACCATCGTCACCGCGAGTACCACCGACTTCGGCTTCGTCGAGTTGTCGTTCGCCGCCGATATCAGCCGCATGTACCGCGTTGTCCTGGACTGCTACGCCGACCCGTCCGCAGCTGGCGGCGAGCTCGTACTGGCACTGAAGGACGCCGGATCCGCAACCCCGACCATCAGCTCACCGCAGATCCAATCCGCCATCCACCCCACGCCCACGGCCGGTCTTCGGCGAGTCCGCATGGAAACGATCCGCGCCGGCGCGGCCTTCGGCGCGGGCCAGCACCGACTGCTGACCACCTTCCGCTGCCAGGGCGGCCCCAGCGGTCAGACGGTGAAACTGCTCGGAGGCACCAGCTATCCGGGAGTCTTCTACGTCGAGGACGTCGGCCCCTACATCCCGGAGACCGGGCAGTACAACACCGGTGGCGGCAGCACCACGCCACCCGTACAGAAGTACACCAAGACATACGCGGCGAGCTGGTCCGGCTCCTACGCCAACCGCAGCGGCTACAACTCGTACTACGGCAACCAAATGATGTGCGGCTACTACAGCTCCACCAACGGCATACAGGCCAGCCTGGTGGGCTTCCCCGCAGCTCTCGGCACCGATCTGTCCGGCGCGACGATCAACAAAGCCGAGATTTACCTGTACTTCGATCACTGGTACTCGAACTCGGGCGGATCAGCCGTAATCAAGGCCCACAAGCACACCTCGCGGCCGAGCACCTTCTCCTGCGATGCCGAGTCCCAGTCCGTCACCTGGGCGCGTAATCAAGGCAAATGGGTTGACATCACCGCCGTGTTCGATTCCACCACCTGGCGCGGCATCGCCCTGGACCCAAACAGCACCTCCTCGACGTACTACGGCTCCGCCCGCGGCGTTGGCGAGACCTACCCCCCGCAGTTGCGGGTTTCCTACACCAAGTAAGGGAGCTCTCGTATGGCCGGAACGTACGGCGACCTCGTCACCAATGGGTCTTTCACGAGCGGCATGTCCGGCTGGTGGTCGGGCAATCCCGCGATGATCACCGTGGCAACGCCGGGCACCGGCTTGCAGGCAACCGCGACCACCAACGCGGTGAACCTGTGGGACGCCTTGTTCGGCCAGGACGGCATCACCCTGCGCAGGGAATGCCAATACACCTTGAGTTTCACCGCTCGGGCCTCCCAGGCCAACACCACGCTGCGCGCAGCGGTCCAGCTCGGCGCCGACCCGTTCACGGCCACGCTCGACAAGACGGTGGCCCTCGGCACGGTGGACACACATTTCACCTTCACCTTCACCTCATCGCTCAACACCACGGCGGGACAGGTCACCTTCCAGTTGGGGCAGGGCAGCACCGTGACGGTCTACCTCACAGAAGTGCGCCTGACCTGCTCCACCGTCCGTGAAGGCTTCTATGTCGACCCGAACTCCAATGCCGCGCAGTGGCTGAACGCGAACCCCGCGGACCCGCGGGCTCCGAAGATCCTCCGCTCGCTGGTGCGACGGCCCACGGCGAGATGGTTCGGCGACTGGAACGCGAACGTCCAGGCGGACGTCGACGCGTACGTCACCGCCGCGGCGGCAGTAGGGAAGTTGCCGCTCCTGGCCGCGTACAACATGCACAACCGCGACAACGGGGGACAGTCCTCGGGCGGCGCACCCACACCGGAGGCATACCGGGCGTGGATCGACGCTGTCGCCGCCGGGATCGGCGACCGGCCAGCCCTCGTGGTCGTTGAGCCGGACTCTCTCGCTCAGGTCGGCAGCCTGCCCACCGACGCCGCGCGCACGGAGCGGTACGCGCTGGTCTCCTATGCCGCGCAGGCCCTCGCCGCCCGCCCCCTCGTCCGGACGTACCTGGACGGCGGCAATGCAACGTGGATCAGGCCGGCCGAGATGGCGGCCCGGCTCGTGGCGGGCGGCATCTCCGCAGTGAAAGGTTTCGCCATCGGCGTGTCCAATTTCGACGCGACAGATATCAGTTGCGGCTACGGACAGCAGATCACCGCGGAGCTCGTGAAGGCCGGGGTGGCCGGTGCCCGGTATGTCATCGACACGTCCCGCAACGGCAATGGCGCGATGGACGAGAACGGCGCACACGTCGACTACTGCAACCCTGCTGGCCGCCGCCTCGGCGTGCCCTCATCGATCGGCGTCGGTGGCGCCGAGTACCTGCTGTGGATCAAGGTGCCGGGCGACTCCGATGGCCAGTGCGGCATCGCCCCTGCGGGCACGCCAGCAGGCACGTTCTCGCCGTATCTGGCTGAACGCCTGATCGACGGTCGGTGAACCACCGCATCCCCTGCTGAAGGAAGTGAAGTCCCGTTGTCCCTCCAGATCGAGCATGCCTTGTCCACCGACCTCGCGTTCCGGGCCCGCGTGCATCTTGCCTTCCTGCACGTCGCCCAGGAGGTCGCCGCCGAGCCGGCCAACACTCCCGGGCATCCGCTGCGCGCCTCCCTCGCTCGGTCCCTGTTTGCCCCCGACCTGGCTTCGATCGGCTACGCCCCGGCCGTGGCCACGTGCCCAGGCGTCTCCGCTGCGGCAGTGGCCGCTCACAGCGACACCGACCCCCATGCGGCCCCGGCAGCCGTCACCGACGAACTGCTCCTTGATGCAGTGCGCTTGCTGTGGAACAAGCTGTGCGGATACAGCGCGCCAGCGGCGTGAGCGCGCGACGGTAGCCGCGCGGATCCTCCATCGTCTCGGCTGCGGGGAGCCGCGGGCGCCACACAGGCCCCGGCTCCCGCGCATCCCCAACCGACACATCACAAGGAGGCGCCATGGACTGGCTGACTTCCGCGGCGCCAGTCCTGGCCCCTGCTTTCGGCGCCCTCGGCGTCATCATCGGCGCGTTCTTCAGCTACAGGCAGGTGAAGCGCAAGGGCGACACCGACGAGCGCGTAGCCCTGGCGCAGGCCAAGGTGAACAGCGACGCCGCTGAGGGACAGACGTACGTCGAGGCCATGAAGACCGTCACGGCAGGGTTCTCCTCCCTCCTCGACCAGCAGCGCGGGATGCTCGATCAGCAGAAGGTGCTCCTGGACCAGGAGCGCACCATGCACGCGCAGACGGTCGAGCGCGTCAACCTGTTGGAGGCCGGCCAACTCGAGCTGACCCGCGAGGTTCGGCAGCTCCAGGAGGAGCAGCGCAGGGACCGCCGCTGGAAGGCCGCCGCCCTCGACTACATCCGCGATCTGCGCGGCCTGGTCGCCAAGGCCCTCGGGCGTCCGGCGCCCGAGCCGCCCGAGGAGATCGCGGCCGACGTCGACGTCACCGAGCGCGTGTAGCCAGAGGACGCGACGCAAGGCGCCGGTGGCGCGCACAGTCCGCCCGACACGCAACCTCGCATGAAGGGCTGGACTCGCATGAATGCAACGCTCGAATCCCTGACGACCGGCGCCCAGGTAGGCGCCGTGCTCCCGCTGCTCACGGCAGTAGTGCAGCGGCCCGCCTGGTCGGCCAAGGCGAAGAAGGTTGTAGCCGTCGTAGCTGCGCTGGTCGCCGGCGTCGTCGCCGTGGCGGCGGACGGAGGCTGGGACCAGTTCAAGCACGGACACCTCACGGCCGCCACGATCCTCGGCGTGCTGGCCGCCTCCCAGACGAGCTACGACCTCGTGTGGAAGCCGAGCAAGCTCGCGCCGTGGGTCGAGGCATTGACGACCAGGAAGACGCCTCATCAGGCCGAATAGGGCCTGCGACGCCCGTCCGGCCCTCCGCCGGCGGGTACCATCGGGATCAAGGTGGCCGTACCGCTGCCGCGACAACTGCGTTGAGATTGCCGTCGGGCGTTTGGATCTAGAGACACCGCGGTGTTCCTTCTCCAGGGGACGCCTGACAGTGGCATCGAGACCACCGGGTGCGTGCAGAGCACTCGGGGCCGGGGAGCGGCTGCTCCTGCGATGATCCGGCACACGCCTGTCGCTGGCACGGTACGGCCACCTCTTCCTGTTGCGACGCGCACCCCCGGCCCGAGAGCAACGGGCCCAACCCGAACCGGAGGAACACACGGCATGGCCGAAGTGCAGGAGATCGCGGCGGAGATCGAGCGCCTGTCAAGCATGAGCCCCGACGGTTTCATGAACGCGGTCGTCCACCACGTCATGGGCGGACATCGGACCGGCGCCCCGCGCGACATCCAAGCCGCGGCGCTCATCTCCCCACAGATGGCCCCGCGGACGCTTGACGCACTGGAGACCGCCGTCAAGCGGGCCCGCAGCTTCCTGCCCCTCCAGGAGGGCGAGAGCAGGCGGCAGCAGGCGGCCCGCCTCGCCCCGTTCCGGGTTGGCCTGCAGGAGGCCATGCGCCCCTACCAGGACGTCGTCGAGGACCTGGCACACGAAGAAACCAAGCAGCTCGCGGCGCTCGACGATGAGACCTTCACCCGGCGATGGACGGCGTTCGTCCTCGACGAGCCGGTCACCGGTCCGGTGCCGCGGCGCGTGCAGGCCCTCGGGTTCCGATCACCGAGAGTAGCGGCCAAGGCCGACGCAGTCTGCCGCGTGATGCTGGAAGACCCGAACCGGTTCCTGCCGGCGGCCGCGCCCGACGAGAGCCGGAAGGCGCGGACCACCCGGGTGGAAGGATTCCGCCTCAGCGTGATCGCCGAACAGCGCTTCCTGCGATACGCCATCCAGTACGCCGAGGCGCGCCACGGACGGATGCCGGCCGAGCCGAACGTCCGGTTGCGCGCGCTCCGCCTCCTCGGCGAGAACCACCCGGAGGAGCTTTCGAGCCTCCTGCACCAGGTCCGCGCGGAGCTGGGGGAAGGGAAGAAGGAAGCGCGCCGAGACGCGCGCGCGGTCCGCCGGGCCGCGGGGACGGGAGCGCCGTAAGGGCGCGCCGCAACTGATCGGATCGTGAGAGAGGGCGCGCCTCGAGGCGCGCCCTTCGTCGTCTACGGACGCGCCCACCCGCCCGGCCAGGCGCGCCAAGGACCCGCGCCCGAGGGGTACCGGTGCGCGCGCTCGACAGGTACCCGCGCCGCTCGGCGCGCCCCATCCGCGCGGTCGATGCCGCGCGCTCGAGGACCGCTCCGAGCCCGTGGCGCGCCTCTCCCCCGGGGCGCGATCACCCGCCCGGATCAGGCGCGCGCCCACCCTGGAGAGGGGCGCGCCACCAATGGATGCGCAGGTCAGAGTGCGCGCGCCCGCCTCGATGCGGGGCACGCCACCGAGGGCTCGCCATGCCGCGCGGCCCCAGGGCGCGGCGCGCGCTCGACCCGATCAGGCGCGGCGCGCGGCGCGGTAGGGCAGGCGCGGCGCGGGGAACCGGGGCGCGCCCGATGGGGGCGCGCCACTGTGCGCGGCTAGAGGCGCGCCGTGATCAGCGCGCGGCGCGCGTGACGGGGGCGCGTCATGGTGGGGAAGGCGCGCGGGTGAGGGCGCGCGGAGCGCGGCGCGGGCGCGCTGCGAAGGCGATCAAGCGCGCGTCGGTCGTCCGTCCGGGGCGCGCCTGAAGGAGGGCCGGAAGGCGCGCGGCGTGCTCGTAAGGTGAGGTGAGGTGACGCGGAAGGAGGCCGGAGGATCGGCGGCGTGCGCGCCCGTGAGGCCCCGGGCGCGCGTCACCTCACCTCACCTCACTGCCCGGAGGGCGCGCGGTCGAGGTACTCGGCGAACTTCCTCTTGATGCCGAGATCCGGCATCGGCGCCCGGCGGTAGAGGTCGGCGAGCGCGGACTCGTCGGCCTCCTCCAGGAGCGCGATCACCTCGGCGCGATGCGCCTGGACGAAGTCCCGGAGCTGCCCCAAGCCCGGCTCTCCGTCCTCGGAGAGCGACCCAAGATGCTCACCCACCGTCACGAACTTCACCCGGGCCTGAACCTCGGCCTCGTCGAGCAGAGCCTGGCGCGCGACTTCCTTCGGGTCGTCCGGCTTCTTTCGGGTCGGCGCGGGCTTGGCCGGGCGCTGGGGCGGTAGGTCCTGGGGCTCCTCGGCGGCGCTGGTGTCGTCCGGGGACTCAGCCGGCGGGAGCTCCTCGGCCTCCGGGTCCGGCGGCGGCGGTGCGTCGCTCTCTCCGGGCGGTGCTTGCTCGGGCTGCGGCTGGGCGGGCGCCGAGGGCGGCGGCTCCTCGCGATGCTCGCGCGCCTGGTCCTGTTCGCCCGCGCCCGACGGCGGCGTGCTGGACCCGGCGGGCTGTCCCCCGGCGCCTTCCTGCTCGCGCTTCTTCGCCTGCTTCTCGACGTAATCCAGAGACTTGGTGATCAGGTCGTCCGCGTTCGTGTCCCCCCACATCTTCGTCGTGGTGGGGATCTCCCGCAGCGTGCGAACGCCCCACTCCTCGCGGATGGCCCGCAGGCACTCCATCGGGTTGTTCTCGTCCGTGAGGGCCTTGTGGACCATCTCGACGGCCTGCTTCCCGTTCAGGGCCGGTTGCTGGCCTCCCCTCTGCGCGGGGGGTGCTTCCTGCCGCCGTTGCTGCTGACGCTGGGGCTGGGCTGGCCGGGCGGGCTGCTGCTCGTCGAGGTAGGCCTCCGGGCGCGACTCGGTGACCTGCCGGTGTGTGGCCGCTTCCTCGAACCCCATACGGCGCAGAAGTGCGTCGATGCCGAAGTCCTCGAACCGGACGGTATCGCCGGGCTTCACGTCCCAGTGCAGGGTGCGCACTCCCGTCAGGTACGCCTCGCCGATGCCGTGCATCTCCACGATCGCGTCGACGGCGGCCGGGAGGTTCTTCTCCGCCTTGATCTTCCGGGTGGTGTTGCGGGTGGGCTTGTCGTTCTCGAAGGCCGTGACGATCTCCTGGCGAGCGATCATCACGACGGGCCCGGCGTGCCGGCGGAGCATCCACAGGATCTCGCCCCACCGGTCCTTGGCCCGGTTCCACAAGTCAGGGTCGACGACGACCGGATCGTCCAGGCTGGGGGCGCGGCGACGGCTGTCCTGTGCTTTGTTCACGGCTCGTCGCCGGGCGAACAGGGCCTGCTCATCGCTGATCATGTCCCAAAGGTTGGAGCCGTTGTCGATGACGATCATGTTCGGCTTGCCCGTGACGCGTTGCGGCTGGTGCACGGCCCATCGGATGGCGTCGAGGATGTCCTGGTAACTGCCGTCATGCGGGACGATCTCGTAGTTGGCGCCAGGGACTCGGCCGTAGTAGTCGGCTGTTCCCTCGGACCCGCCGATCTCGATCCAGAACGCGATGCCAATTAGGTCAGAGCCGGTACCGCGGGCGGCTTCGTGGCTCTTGCCGCACTTCTCCGGCCCGCACAGCACGATCATGGGCGGATTCGGCAGACCAGTCGGCTTGCGTGATCTGCGTTCGCGCAGGGGCGTGGTGATACCAGGCATCGGTGTTCCTTCGTTCGGGGCCCGCGGGTGCTCTCCCGCGGAGGATGAGGCAGCGACAGCGTTAAGCTCTCGCGGTCTCATTGCTGCACTATTCTACCCGTACGAAGGCCCGGCTCAATGCCTATTCAGCAGATCAGCGACAGGTTTCTCGAGGTCAGGGTCGTGGTCCTCGCGGTGCCGGGCGTACCAGGCATCCAGATCCTCGGCGCCGGCGCCCGCCTCTTCGGCCTCGGTGACCGCGCTCCACTCCGAGAGCGCTTCGGCGTACTCCCCTTTCACCGTCGCCGCGTCACCGCGGCCGAGGGCACGGGTGATCTCGGCCCACTCGGCGCCGGCCAGGCCCTCGGCGAGGACGATGAGGTCGAGGAACTCGTTGGCCATCTGCCGCAGACGGCGGGCGTTCTGGATGCGCTCGGTGGTGCTGATGCTCTCGGCTGTGGTGCCGACCGCCTGACGGGCCAGGTCGGATAGGTCGCGTGCGGCACGGGCGGCGGTGATCCGGGCCAGGATCTCCGGTGTCATGGCGGGTCCGATCATGCAGGCGGCGGGCGCCCCGGGAAGGGGGCCCGCCGCGTCGGTACGGGTGTGGGCAGAATGCCTTACGGCTGTGCTGCGGTCATCACGTCCTCGACCGTGAAGTCGGCAGGCAGCGTCTTGCTTGTCTCGGCGGCGTACCGGGAGAGCAGTCGGCGGCGCACCTTGCGGCCGTTCTGCGGGGTCTGGCCCATTGCCCTACCGATGGCGGAACCAGTCAGGTCCCCGGTGTTGAAGCGGTCCGCGTCCCGCGCCTTGACCGCCTCCTTCACCATCTCGTACACCTGCGCCTCGGTGAGCGGGACCGACGCTGCCGACGGCGTGGGCGCCGCGGGCTCCGGAGCCGCCGCGGGCGCGGCCGCCACAGTGGGCGCGGGCGTTGGGGCGGGAACAGCTGCGGTCACCCTGCGGGGCGGAACCTGAGCTGCCGGAACGGCAGGCACGGCCGCAATAGCGGGGGCCGACGCCGCGGGCAGGATGCTGAGCAAGCCGAACGGGTCGATGCCAGCGGCGGCCAGGCCCGCCGGGGCGGTCTCGGCCAGGGGGATGCCGTTGCGCGCCAGACGCAGGGGAAGCAGCGCCTCGACCGGGGCCTTCCGGCGCCAGGCCCGGCCGAACCTGCCGCGGAGCTTCGCCTGGTACACCAGGCGCTCCTGCTCCAGCTGGAGGACGGCGTCGTACGACTCCATCTCCCACAGCTTCATGCGGCGCCACAGTAGGAACGTGGGCCCTGAAGAAAGCAACCAGCGGGACCAGCGGACCTTGTCCAGACGGCGGCGCCGACCGGTCACGGCACCGATTCGCACCGCGTAGATGTGCGCGGCTACCTCAGAGACGCCGACCCACAGCAGGGACAGCGAGCCGTGCGCCACCTTCGCCCACAGCGAGTGGCCGGCGGCGACGTTCAGCGCGCAGGTGATCAGGCTCAGCACCCAGGGGACGAACCGCACCCACGCGAGAGCCATGTCCATACGGATCAGGTAGAGGTTGGCGGCGGTGAACACCGGAATCGCCGAGTCGATGGCCACGGGCAGGACCCACGGCTGTATGAAGTTCCATGTCTCGGCGGCGGCGGACACCGCGTCGAAGGATGCATAGAAACCCAGCGCTCCGACGGCCGCGCCGCACAGCGAGGTGAGGGTGGCACCGAAGCGCTCCCAGCGACTGAGCGGCGGTACCCCGGACTCGTTGAACGGCTTCGGCGGCTTCGCCTTGTTGCCCTTGCGGGCGCGGAAACGCAGCAGATTCGGCAAGACACCATTCCTTCGTTCGGGTCTTCCCGGTCGGCTTATGCTCATAGCCTTCCGGGTCGATTAAACGATATAGCGTCTTTCGCTCGTACGCCCTGGTGTTGCTCACGCCCTGTCAGTTTCGGTTGGTAATGGGGTGATTGGTTGGACGGTCACCAGTCGAGCGGCTTCGCGGGCCTCCGCCGGTCCGGGCCCTGGATTCTCACCAGATGGGCGGAGGCTTCGAGCCGCGACAGCAACCGCTCACCGAGGATGTCCACCACGCCAAGACCCGGACTGCCCGGTTGGCTCCGGCTGCGCAGGTTCGTCGAGAACGCCGTTGCGCGGCCGGCCGCCAGCCGGGAGTCGACCAGGTCGATGGTCTCCTTGCGGGCGAACTCAGTGGCGGTCATATCCATCTCGCCGCACAGCTCGTCGAGGATGAGCAGATCGCACGAGACGAACCGCTCCCGCACCTGGTGCGCGGTCAGGTTGTGTGGGGCGGAGTCCGGGCGACGCCACGTCAGGTAGGTGGCGTGCTTCACGAACCGCACGACCAGGCCCTGCTCCGACGCCTCATTGCCCAGGGCGCACACCGCGGCCGTCTTCCCGCTGCCGATGTTCCCGGGCACGATCAGGTTCAGGACCTCCGGCCGCGCCTCACGCTTCTTCGCCTCCACCAGCGACCCGAGCCAGTTCCGCAGGGTGTTTGGCTTCTGGCTTGGGTCCAGGTGCTCGAACCGGAAGTGCAGGTACTCGTCGTGCGCGGCGTCCCTCATGCTGTCCTTCCACAGATTCCGGCGTGCGCGGGCCTGCGGCACGCTCACGTCCTCCCACAGGCCGTCTTCCGGCTCAGGCTGCGCCGGCACGCCGAGCTTGGACATGTCCGCGCCGCCGCGTTCCAGCGCGCTGAGAATGTGCGCGCTGAGGTCCCCGAAGGCGTTGAGACCGCGTGCCGGGGCGGGGACCGTCGGGGCGTCCGTGGTGAGAGACATCGAGGTCACGCTCCTTACACTCGGTCGATGACGCCGAAGGTGGCGTCGTCAGCGTCGTCAGTGAGGGTGCTGGGCGGGGTGTCGGTGGCGCCGGTCGTGCTCGACGAGCCGTCGCCCTGGGGGCCCCACGTCGAGGCGTCGCTATACGGGACGCGGCCGTTGGCCTGCCGGGGCTGGATGTGGTTGGTGACGATGCCGAGGGCGTCTTGCCACTGCTGGGCGCTGGGCCAGTGCTTACCGGCACGGATGAGGGCCTTGCCGCACTGGTTCTTGCTGTACTGCTTCTCCAGGGCGTTGCGGACCTGCTGACGCATGGCGATGTACCCCCTCTTGTCGCCGACGTACTTGCCGAAGCGCTTCTCTGCTTCCTCCCACCACCACGTGGCGACTTCCTCGGCGTCCGCGTCCAGGAGGGCTTTCTCTGCGGCCTTCTGGGCGGCCTCGGCCGCCTTCTCCTCCGCGGTCTTCTTCGGCGCCGCCTCCTTCTTCGCGGCGGGCTCGCCCGTGGGCGCGGCCTTCGCTGCGGCGGCGGCCGGCGGCACCGGCTTGTCCTCGGCGGGCAGTTCCTCGGACTCCTCCTCGGCCGGAGGCTCGACGTCCTCGGCGGACGCGTCGAACCCGTCGCTGCCGAGGGTGCCGTCCGCGTACTTCACGCGGAATCTGCCGTCTTCCTGCTCCACCACCGGGATGTCGAGCTTGCTGCCGAACGTCACGTAGTCCGCGGCCCACTGCTCGACGGGGTGGTCGGAGATGGCCGTGCCCATGGCGGTCTTGCCGTTGCGGAAACGGCGCCGCTCGAGGCGGTAGTACCCGCACGCGGCGAGCGTGTGGAGGGACTTGCGAACAGCGTCGCGCCCTTCGCGTCCCTCACCCTGGGAGAGCTGTTCGGACCGGACCTGCCAGTCCTCGCTCTGGTCCAAGAGGTACGTAAGCAAGCCGAGTTCGCGGTAGCTGAGCCGAGTGTCACGGGCGGTCGCCGACTCGATAATGACGAACGGTGTACGCCGCTTGACGCGGACGCCGGCCGGGGTCTTACGGCTCATGCGGCGGCCTCGGCGGAGGTGTCGTCGACGAGGCGGAGGTACGTGTGCCACGTCTTGCGCCCGGTGTCCCCGGTCTCGTAGCGGCGATCGCGCTCGACGATGCCGGCGGCGCAGAGTTCGGCGAGGGGCAGGCGGATCTGGTGGGAGGTCAACCCGCACTTCGCGGCGACGGGCGGGATGGAGACCCATCCGCCTTCGGTGCGAAGGACGAGGACGCAGTACAGACGGAACGCGCGGTCAGAAATGCCGCTGGCAAGTGCTGGTTCCAGCACGTCAGTTGGCGTGGTCATCGGGGGTCCCTTGGGAGCGGGCCCGGCCGCCGAGGGCCGGGCCCAGGTCGGTCAGTGCTGGGCGTTCTCGGCGGTAGGCCGCGGACCGGCCATCAGCTCCGGCGTCTCCTTCAGGAGGTGGTTCAACTTCCCCTCCTGGTAGAGGCGCATCAGCCGCTTCTTACCGGCGTCGCCCTGCTCCCACGTCCACGTCAGGCCACCAGTAGGGCCCCCGCCCTTCTCGTACTTGAGGCCCTGGACTATCTCGCCGTTGCGGGTGTCGGTGATCAGCCCCGTGTCCTCGTCGTACTTGGCGTACTTGAGAAGGGACTTCTCCCAGGTGGCGTTCCGCTGGATCACGACCTCGGTACCGCCGTGCTTGTCGGCGTACTCGTTGAGTGCCGCTTCGTTGTCGCGGTCGACGACGACCTTCGGCTGCGCCACGTTCACCTTGTACCGGCCAATCACGTCGTCACCGACGCGGATGATGAGGTCCGACTGCCCGTCCTCGACGTACACCTTGATCAGCTGAGCCTTCGGCGCATCCACCTTCGGCTGGACGACATCCTTCTGATGGTCAGCCATCAGGCGGGCCAGGGCGCCGATCAAGCCGATGTCAGAGAGACGCGGTTCAACCGGCTGCGCGGCCTGAGTGTCCTCGACGGCGTCGTTCGCCACGGTGTTCCTTCCTTCCCCGGACGCCAGAGCCCAGGGGTTTGGGTCATCCCGGGCGGGGTGTCTCGGGGCGTCGTATGGAGGTACGACAACCGCCGATTTTTGTTACACCTAGGCCCAGGTAGCTGGGTCGCTCTCCCAGCCGTCACGAATAGTACAGCAATGAGACTTCCATGTGTAGAAGGCGACGTTAGGCGCGTGTCTTCCTACGTTCCCTCGCGGCTCCACCACTCCCGGCGACGTCACCGGAAGCCGGCAGGGCCCCGGCGCTGCCCCATCCGGAACGAAGGCAGCACCGGCCCGGCGACGGGCGAGGACCGGCCATGACGGCATGTCCCGCTTGCGAGGCGGGGCGCCGCGGTTGAAGTCCGCGGGCTCGCAGTCCTCGCCCGTCGTCGACACCGCTGTATGGGAGAGGACCGCACCAGCCGTGACCGAGACAATCGCCAAGCCACCGCGCTTCATCGCCTACGTGCCGCTCACCGACCTCGCACCGGCGCCGCGGAACCCCAAGCGTCACGAGCTGGAACTCCTCATCGACGCGATCCGCATGCACGGCCTGGTCGAAGTCCCCGTCGCCGACGAACGCACCCAATGCGTCCTCCACGGCCACGGTCGCCGCGAGGCCCTGATCGAGATGCAGAACCGAGGCATGTCCCTCCCCGGCGGTGTCGTCCTCGACGAGGACGGCGGATGGCTCGTCCCTGTCCTACGCGGTTGGGCATCCAAGTCCGACGCCGAAGCCGAGGCCCTGGCCATCAAGCTCAACCGGCTTCCCGGCGAAGGAGGGTGGGACGCCCGCGAGTTCGCCGCGGTCCTCGAGGACCTGGCGACCGGTGATGCCGAGCTGTTCGACAGCTTGGCCATTCCCCACGACGAGATCGACAAGCTCCTCGGCCAGGTCGACCCCGAGACCCTGCCCGGCGGCGTCCGAGAGGACGAGCCCCCCACCCTCCACCTGCCCGACGACGGCGACCACGAGGACGGCCTCAGCCCCGACGACGACGGCCGCGCCGCACACACGACCTGCCCCGCTTGCGGCCACCTGTTCAACACCGGTCGCTGAACCCGCCGCTGAGGTCCCCCATGTCCACGCGACGCAAGGCCCGCCGGCCGAACCACCGCACCGGCCGCCCGCGCCTCCTCTCCGAAGAGGTCGAGGCGCGCCTGGTCGCGGCCTCACGCACGGGCGTCGCCGTCGAGCTGGCCGCGGAAATAGCTGGGATCTCCCGAACCAGCTTCCTTCGGTGGATGGCACGTGGCCGCGCCGAGGCCGAGGCCCGCGAGGCAGGCGAGCCAGCCGAGGAGGAAGAGAGCGAGTACGCCGCCCTGTACGAGAAGGTCCGCACCGCCCGCGCCACCGCGGCCCTGCGCGCCATGGCCAACATTCGCAGGGTCGCAGACGGGGGGATCGTCACCAAGGTCACCACCCGCCGGTTCCGTGACTCCGTGACCGGCGAGATTGTCGAGGAGACCGTCGAGGACCGCACCTCTCCGGACTGGCGTGCGGACGCCTGGTATTTGGAGCGGCAGCACCGCGAGCACTACGGCAAGGACGCCGTGGTGGCCGTCGAGATCACAGGGCTCGGCGGGCAAGTCGGCGATGACGAGCAGCCCGTCGACCTCTCGGCGCTCGCCGAGCGCCTGGACAAGAGCCTGTTCGCCGTCGAGTACCCGCCCGAACTGGAGGCCGGCAACGTCGTCGACGCCGAGGTCGTCGATCCCTGAACGCCAGCACGCGACGTTAACCACCCGCGTCCTGCACGGTGCTCTCCCTGATCACCAGAGCGGAGGGCACACCACCCATGACCACGATCATCTCCCGCGCCACCTGGGGCGCGAAGCCGTGGAACGGCACCCCGGCGTCCGTCGCGCTGTCGAAGCGCACCGAGTTCTTCGTCCACTACGACGGCGGCACCCCGATCACCCGCACCGGCTACGCCATAATGCGGGCGATCGAGGCCGAGCACCTGGGCAAGGGTTGGTCCGGCGTCGGCTACAACTTCGTCGTCGACCAGGCCGGCAGCATCTACGAGGGGCGCGGCTGGGACCTGCAGGGCGCCCACTGCCCAAACCACAACGTCAGCGGCATCGGCGTCCAGATCGCCATCGGCGGTGACCAGGAGCCCAGCGCCAAGGCACTCGCCGCGTGCCGCGCGCTGTACGAGGAGGCGTGCAAGAAGACCGGCCGCACCCTGGCGAAGAAGGGTCACCGCGACGGGTACGCGACCGCGTGCCCCGGCACGAAGCTGTACGCGTGGGTGAAGTCGGGCATGCCCGCCGGCGACTACGAGGCATCCCCGAACCCGGGCGGCTCCAGCCCGGGCGGCTCCAGCACCGAGGTGGCCCGCTACCAGGTCACCATCAATGGCCTGACCTACGGCTACGGCGCCAAGGGCGACCACGTCACCAAGGTCGGCAACGCCCTGGTCAAGGCCGGTTTCGGCAAGCACTACACCAGCGGCCCCGGCCCGGTGTGGACGGACGTCGACACCCTGAACTACATCGACTTCCAAAAGTCGCTAGGCTACACCGGCGCGGCCGCGGACGGCGTTCCCGGCGAGGCCTCGCTCAAGAAGCTCCTGGGCACCCTCCCGGGCAAGATTACGGCGAAGCCCGCGCCGCCGTTCCCCGGCGTCGACAAGTTCGGCCCCGGCAATAACAACGCGAGCATCACCCTGCTCGGGCAGCAGCTCGTTCGGAAGGGCTTCGGCAAGCACTACACGAGCGGGCCCGGCTCCAAGTGGTCGGACGCGGACCGCAAGAACGTTCGCGACTTCCAGCTCGCGCACGCCTCCCTCAAGGGCGACGCCGACGGTATCCCCGGACCGAAGACGTGGAAGCTGCTGTTCTCCTGACCCTCTGGCCGGCCCGCACCCGCGGGCCGGCTCCGACTCCTGAAAGGCCCGCCCGTGGCAGGCGAGACCGTCATCACCGTCATCGGCAACCTGGTTGACGACCCCGAACTCCGCTTCACCCCCTCCGGCGCCGCGGTGGCCAAGTTCCGCGTCGCCTCGACCCCGCGCACCTTCGACCGGCAGACCAACGAATGGAAGGACGGCGAGAGCCTGTTCCTGACCTGCGCCGTGTGGCGGCAGGCGGCCGAGAACGTCGCCGAGTCCCTGACCCGCGGCATGCGTGTCATCGTCCAGGGGCGCCTCAAGCAGCGGTCGTATGAGGACCGTGAGGGCGTCAAGCGAACCGTGTTCGAGCTGGACGTAGAGGAGGTCGGTGCGAGCCTGCGCAACGCCACCGCGAAGGTCACCAAGTCCGGAGGCAGCGCGCAGCGCCCGGCCGCCGCGGCGCAGGAACGTCCCGCTGCCGACGATCCGTGGGCGGGCCCGGACTCGGGCGAGCCGCCGTTCTGACCGCCCGCGCGCACGGCAAAGGGCCCCGGACTGGCGTCCGGGGCCCTTTCGTGTGCTCAGGCGGCGACGGTCCAGGCGGAGTCCAGGATGAGCAGGTCGTCGCCGGCGTCGTCCTGGTCCCCGGTGTCGACCGGCGGGGTCGTGTCCTGCCCGGGGGGCGTGGCTCCCTCCGCGGGCGTTTCCACCGGGGCAGTCGGCGGCTCCTCGACGGGCGACGCTGGCGTCTCCTCGACCGGGGGCGCCGGGGTCTCCTCGACGGGTGCGGTCGGCGCCTCCTCGACGGGAGGCTCGGTCGTGGCGGGGTCGGTCGGCGTCGGCTCCGCGGGCGTCGGAGTCGTCTCCGTAGGCGTCGCGAGCTTTGGGGTGGCCGGGACCGTCGGGGTCGTGGTGTCCGTCGGTGGTGTGGTTGTGGGAGATGTCGGCGACGTCGTCGACCCCGAGCCGCTGTCCGTCGGCGGGATGGTCGGGGTGGTGGTGTCGGAACCGGTGCCCGTAGCGGGCTCCGTCACTGGAACCACCACGACGGTCCCGCCCCCGACGCTGGTCGGCGGGTGGGGCTCGATGCCCGCGGCGAGCGCGACGATGTCGTCACCCTCATGACCAGGCCATACCGGCGTCGTGTCGAGGCCCAGCACCAGCCGGGCCGCCATCATGACGGGCGCGTCCGTCATCTCTGCCACGGGCCTGGCCATGATCTGGTTCACCTGCTGGGAGTCCAGCCCGAGCGTCCCCAGGGTGAGCGCAGCCAGCCGCGGCGGAAGGGGAGCCACCCCACCCATCGCGGCTGGCCGGGCATCGCGGTCCGCCTGCTCCAAGAGGTCCAGGTATTCCTGAATCCGCTTCGGGTCCGTGCCCCACAGGACGTACCGGCCGTGAACCTTCATGTGCGGGTACAGCTCCTTGGAACCGTCCTGCCGCGCCCAGGTTTTCGCATAGTCGGCGTCGTAGAAGATCCGCAGGCCGATGCGCTCGGCGCCGTACGAGAACGTGAAGATCGTCGAGTCTGGGCCAGTAGCGGCCTTGGTCGACATCACCATGCCGTCGGCGTCGGTGCACTCCGCTTCGAGGCTGCTTATCGGGTCGCACTCGATCTTGCTGGACCCCGCGAACTGCTCGAACTGCTCGTCAGCGAAGGGGGCCGTGTCGACACCGGTATCAGCGGTGCCCGTCGCCGTGTCCGGCACGCTGGCCTTGGTCTCCTGCGTCGCCTCGTTGCCGATGGGGACGTACCTGCCCACGGCCCAACTCGCGGCGAGCGCAGGCACCAGCGCAGCGGCGATCGCCCACCGCTTCGCACGGCCATGCAGACGCGCGGGCTGGACAGGCCCGCCTGGCATCGGCCTGATGTCCATGGGCGGAACAGACTCGATCGAGCCCAACAGCTCGTCGAAGTCCTTGAAGTCCGCGCAGTGCTCACGCAGCAGGCGCTCGACGTGCTCCATCGGGAGATCCGGCATCGCCGAACTCACCTGCCGTACGGCCGAGTCGAAGCTCTGAGGCTTCAGGAACAGGTGGCGCTCGCCTCTGATATTGACCAGACCCACGTCGGTGAGGTCAGCATCGTCCTCGTCCTCCGGGCTCAGGATGTGGATGCGGACGGGTGGCTGCGGCTCGGTCACAGCCGCTCCTCAATTCCGCGGCCACCGGGTATAGCGCTGCTCAACTCTGCCGGTCTCTTTCCTTGCTCTCCAGGACGCGAGCGATGTGGGCAGCCATCTTCTCGGCACGCTCGGGCGTGATGTCCTCGATGTCGGTGAGGACGAGGTGACCGCCGTCGGGCAGTTCGATCTCCTCGCGGTGGATCTCCGGCTCATCCAGGCCGTCGCTCGATCCGGCGTCCTCGCGGGTTGCCTGCGGATTCTGGGCGCGCGCGTACTCGCGGAGCATCGCCTCCCTGGTGTCCCTCACCCTCGCAGGGCTGCGCCGGTAGCCGGGCTGCAGCGTTCCCGCGGCAGCCAGCATCTGGCGGGTGTCCTCGTCATGAGGTACGGGCCCGCCGTCCAGCGCCCGCTCCAAGCTCTCGCTCTGGTCAGCGCGTCGCGACATGCGCCCTCGCCTCTCGTGTCTCTACCCGTGTTCCGACAACTCTGTTTCTGCCCACTGCCGCCGTCAGCAGCTCCTCAATCAACTGGGAAGACGACTCCCCGGCCGGCATGACCTCGGCGAGCTTGCGCAGTGACCGTACCGTCAATGTACGGACAGCGCCGTCCGTCTTCCCCATGATCTGCGCCGTATGCCCCGGACTGAGACCATCGAAGAACCGCAGGATCAGGACCTGCCGTTGTTCGGGCCGCAGTTTCTTCAGGTGGGATGCAACAGCTTGGGCCAGTACACGCCTTTCGGCGTACTCTTCCGGGCTCTGGTCGACGCGCGGCCGGTCGAGTTCGAGGTGATCGGCGTACAGCGCTTCCGATGGGCGCCGCTGTACGGAGCGCAGATAGTCGAGCGCGGTGTTCTTCGTGATCGTGCGCAGCCAGCCCAGCAGGTTCGTGCCGGGTCGGTACTTGCTGATGTTCTGGGCAACCTTCAGCCAAACTTCCTGGCTCAGGTCCTCCGCGACATGCCCGTCACGGATGTAGAAACGTACCCAGTGGTACACGGTGTCGTTGAGCTCGTCGTACAACGCCGCGATGGCGTCGGCCCCGTCCTCCCCGCCTGCTGCGGCGCGTGCGACCAGAGCCTCCAGAACGTCGGTCACGGCGTGATATCCCCCCAAGCCGGTACTGCGTGATCAGCTACAGCGCCGCACTCGGGCGTGCCATCGTGGTCTCCCCACCAACGGACGATCACGTTCCCATGCGGCGTTGAGGCAGCATAACCAATCCTTTGCTGACTGCATCGAACAGGTCAGCGATTGCCTCGCAACCCTCGCCGTGCACATGGTGCGGGCATGCGCCAGAAGACAACCCGGCGCCACAAGACCCGAAGCGAGAGCCCGAGCAGCCATGCCCCCGTGCCGTGGCGCGGGGTTCGTCGACGGAATCACCAGCGAGCAACGGTTCGTGCGCCCAAGACCGTTGACGGGGTCGACAACGTCCAAGCTCTCAGCCGTCGGCCCGACCGACGCCATCCAGCGCTGATCCCACCACCCCGGAGCAACGTCATCGTGTGGCAGGCGCGTTGGGCTTCTCCCGGGTGTAACAGATTCCGCTGATCCACGTACTTGTCGGTGCCGGGCTGTACGCAACCGGCTCCATCCGGCCGGATCGGTCCGCTGGGGACACCTACGAATGAGCAAGGACGACTATGCCTCGCGGCGGTTCAAATGCATTGCTGAGTTTCGAGACGATTGCCGAGCGGATGGAACTCCCAAAGCGCACTCTGCTTGACAACTACAGGAGCTGGGATATCCCCGTCGTGCGCATCAGCGATCGCATACTTCGCGTACGCGAGCGCGATTTCGAGGCATGGCTCGACGCGCGTACGGAGTGAATTCCGCACACCAGCACGGGACTTATAGCCGCGAATAGCGGGTGTATCACCACCTGCTCCGCCTGCTGCTCGACGGCTTGACCAGCCAGGGCTGCGTCTACGTAGAGTCCCAACTCCCCTGGCCAGGGCAACACCGAAGATCCGACCCCAATCACGAGAGGCCCCCTGTGGCTCACAAGCCCGCCGTCTACAAGCGGTGTGATTGCCCTGACCAGAACAGGCCCAAGAAGGCCGGCTGCAACCACTCTTGGTACCACAACGTCACGAACAGCAAGGGCAAGCGCACACGCGCCACGATTCCCGATTCACCTGGCCTGACCCAGGCTCAGGCTCAGGCGATCCTGGACGGCATGGCTGCCGGTGTCGCACCGGAACCCGTCAAAGCGAACCTCACCTTCGAGAAGTGGGCGGCCGACTGGCTCAGCAGGCGCCGCGCGAAGGAGTCCAGCATCGAGAAGTACGAGATAGCCGTCCGCGTGCACCTCAATCCGCGGTGGGGGAACCAGCGGCTCAGGACCATCGAGAAGCGCCAGGTCGAGACCTGGGTCCAGGAGCTTGAGGCGAACAAGGACATCGCCAACTCCACTGCGGACGGTCATTGGAAGGTCTTCCAGATGATCATGAAGGACGCGCTCCAGAACGGGAAGATCGGTTCCAACCCGACGTACGAGGTCGACGGCCCGTACGTGGGCCGGTCAACGTCGTACGTCTTCACCCAGGAGGAGTGCTGGGCGATCTACGACGAGTTCCCCAAGCGCTACCGCCTCATCCCCATGTTCGGTTTCGCGTGCGGCACCCGGCAGGCGGAGGCATTCGGGGTGTGCGAGGACGTGATCGACTGGGACCGCTGCCTGCTGACCGTGCGTCGCCAGGTGCTGAGGATCAACGAAACCGACTATAAGTGCCTTCTCGTCGACCGACTCAAGACGAGCCCGCGCCTTGACTCGAAGGTCGTGCCAGCACCCCCGTACCTCCTGGAGGCCATGGTGGAACACCAGGCGCGCTTCCCGGCTCGACTCACGGAGACCGTGCTGTGGGAGCACAAGAGGAAGATCAACGAGTGCAAGCGCGGTCCAGCACGCGCCTACTTCTGGACACCGCGCAACAACCTGATGAACCGCAACACCTTCAACGATGACCTATGGAAGCCCGCCCTGCGGAGGCTGGGCATCAAGGACGGGGAAGGGAACCTTCCGACCTTCCACGACCTCCGGCACACCTTCATCTCCACCTGCCTCCAGAACGGGATCCCGGAGCACACCGTGGCCGCATGGGTGGGTGACACCGTCGAGGAGATCCGGCGTACGTACAGCCACCTCCTCAAGGACCACGGCGAGACGCATGGGGCCCTTGCCGCCGGCCTGACAGCGCGGCCGAAGCCGGCCGCCGCCCTCATCGCCGCGTGA